TCATCCCCCAACCACCTTCCATTCCTTCCCTCGATCATCATTGTAACGGTCAGTTTGACGTTGAGATTTATGCCCCAACAAATCCTTGGTATTCACTTTTTGTTCCCTGTACAGACGTTCCGCAAGCGAGCGGATTTCATGAAAACTGGGTGGAGTGCCCTTATCCCAAGTCAAGCCAGACAGATCCCGTATTTTTTTGAAGCTGCTACTTATCGTATTGGCCGTTACCATTCCACCACGGCGGGCCATCGCCGTATTGTGCGTGTAGTGAACCAGGTGAGGGCTGACGATATTATCGCGGCATTGGGTGATCACCTGCCCCAGCGTCATGCCTATGGCGGTGCAGTGGAGAGATAGCGGGATCGCCACCTTCGCGCCGGTTTTTATCTGCTCAACGTGCAAGTGATCATCCCATATGTCGGAAAACTGCATCTTGCTGATGTCCCCCTCACGCTGCCCAGTAACGAGGGCCAGCAGCATTGCGTTTTTCATGTACTCAAATGGTGGCGAAATCACTGCTAGCATTGCGTTGAACTCCTCCAGGATCATCCGTTCCCGGCCAATCCTGTTATATGGGTTCTTTGTGGCTTCTGCAGGGTTGTAGCCTGGCGGGACTTCGCCAGCGTGCTGAGCCTCCTTGAATACATCGATCAGTGTTGTGCGTACTACCTGAGCCATTCTTGAATGGCCCCGATTTTTGTAATCGTCCAGAATGTCAGCAATATCTCGTGTATCAACTTCCCGGATCGGTTTTGTTGCCAATGCTGCCCGCATTGCTTTGACTGGGGCAAGCTTCTGCTTCACGGTATTTTTTGTGATTTCGTTTGCCTGCATCCTCTCTTCTTGGATTTTAAGGTAACGATCGAGCCACGTTGAAACGCTTATACTGCCGCCAACGGCGCGGCTCAACTTGTCACGAACGGCGAGTGTGTTACGCAGCAACTGCTCGGATAACCTGGTGTTGGCATCTACTGCTATGGCCACAGCTTCGGCTTCATTATCACCGAGGCCGTGGAATTTTTTAGTAATAGGGTGTTTGTAACGCCAGTACACTTTTTTTGTTCTGGCGTCCGTATAGCAGGAAAGACCAGGAACATCGACGTTGTATTTACGTGGCCTTGCCATCAGATAAAATCCTCAATAGGCGGGGATCGTCGCTTTTTTTCATCTCTGGCTGGCAGACTAATCCGGTAAATCTTGCCCCTTTCTCAACGCGCCAATAGCGCCCAGCTTTTTGAGGAGGCGGGTATATCATTTTATTTTTTGCATACAAAAGAAGCGTTGAATAACTAGGGCAATTTTCTTTCCCAAACTCATCTATTGCCCACTCCATTAATATTTGAGTGCGTGCCATTGGTTATGCTCCTACACACAACCGACCACGATCTTAATCGTGGCCAGGGTTGTGTTTTGATATTCAAAAATCAATTTTCAGGTCGATATACATCGCTGCAAAACAATACGGCGTGCGGCCGACGAAACTGGATAGCCTCTTTCACCTGCTCGCATTCAGCTTTGGTCGAGTACACCCGCTCAGATACCGGCAGCGCGTCGCATGCATCGTGGCCGCACGGGCTGACCAGCAGGACAAAGCCAATGAGCGTCAGCATGCCGCCTCCTGCGACGGCGACAGGTCATCGATCGCCTGTTGATAGCGTTGAACCTCATCAGCGCTAAGAAAGCGCTCGGAGCGATGCAGCAGTGCGCCCAGCTCGGCGCGCTCCTTGTTCGTTGTGCCGCCGTTCTTGCCAGCCGTATCGATCGACGCACCCAGGGCTGCAATCGCGTTCAGACGGTGGTGCTGCCTCACGATTTTGTTTTTCAGCTCGGTGTAGAGAGTGATCCCCAACTGTGCTTTCAATTCTTCAACCGATGCGCGAAGGTCAGTCGCCTGTGCCGGGGTGGTTATCTTGTCGATGCTGCCGCGAATATCCTTAGCAATCTTTTCAGGTGCTGAATTTTCAGTAACAGGCTCTGGTGCCTTATCTGCTGCCTCGATCAACTGTCCGGCAGTTACGCGTGTATCCGGAGTGACGTCTTTTTCTTTCTGCCAAACCATCTCTTGCCCGCGTTCGAGCATTTCCATCATCTCGGAGTTGTTCGGCAGGCGGCGGCAGAGGCGGTGCATCACGGATTTTCGCGCCATGGACTCATACCAGTCGACCCATGGCCCTTTGTCGCTGTTTTTGCTGGCTGCGCGGACCTTTTCAATATCATCCAAATTCATCACTTCAAATTGCAGCTCGCCGGATTTCATCTTGGCATAGGCGAACGCGCCGACAAGTTCGCCTCGATCCAGTAGGTTCGGCTCGTAAAAAATGTGCTCACCGTTTTCGTCCATCCAGACGCGGAATTGATCGTTCTTGTACCAGGCACGTGTGGCGATCACTGAGACTTCGCCGGACTGGCGAGCACGTTTCATCACGCCGTCGATCATCGGCAGGTACTGCGCTTTAGGTATCCATTGGCCGTTAGCATTTTTCGTCTTGTACACGATTAGCGCGGCTTCACGGTTATCAGGGATCAGGCCGTCTTTTGCGCAAGATGAAAGGGCATTAATAACGCTTTGGCGGTCAGCACCCAATAAATCGCTATTGTTGGCTAGTGCCACCGCCGCCGCGGTGGTGAATTTTTCAAAGCTGACATGGCTCGGCAAAATTTCCTTGGCCGGTGCCAGCTCCGCTGCTAAATCTTTCTGAATCAGTGCGAGTTGGTTGGTCATTGGTATGCTCCTTAAGCTATGCGCAACGCTTCCATACGGCGCTGGTCAAAGTCGTTAATATCGTCCACGATTTCTTCGGTGATCGGTGCCGGCCATGTATCTGTGTCGAAAGCTTGCTTGATATCGCGCATCGCTTTTTTGTACTCCAGTCGGCCCAGTTCCAGCAGATCCGGCGATGCCTCAACGATGGCCACCCAGTGATAGCCCTCGTCCTTGTTCACGAAAATCCAGAAGAACTGATCGAAGGCGGCAACGTCGCAATACATGGCCGCGCTGAGGTGGTAATCGCGGTCGATGATTTCCCGGTGCAATTTGGCGCGTAAAAAATCCTGTTTAACGCGGCCCATGCTGGTCGATTTGAGATCCACACCTAGGCGAATGTTATCAAGGTCAATCTCAAGGTCTGGACGAACGCGGACATCAAGACCTGTGTCTTCATCGATCCCGAAGTAACTCACCTCAACAGCACGGTTCTGGTGCTGCAGTAGGGGGCCTGCGGACGGGTGAGAGAACAGGGCTCGCTGAATGGCTTTCGCCGCCTGCATCTGTTGCTGGGTAACCAGCTGGCGGCCGTCATCTGACGACGTCCACGCATCAAGGATTTCATCGGCAAAAATGGCCTCAGGTAGAATAGTTTTTATCCTGGCTGCCATGTCCTCTTTTGTCCCGCTGACCGGCAGCGGCGCAGGGATGGCTTTTTCCCGCGTGGTGAATTCGAGATCAATGGTTGCTAATTGCTCGAGCAAAGCATCACGGCTTCCGCTGGTTTTCAGCATTTCGGGAAGGGTGGCGTTGTACTCTTTGATGCAGGCTTTCATGGCCGTAGCCGTGAATTTCTGCCCCTCGGAGATACTTTGGAATGCCTCAGGCAGCATGGTGTAAATCCGTCCGATTTCATCCGCATTACCGCCCAGGGCATACGGTACCGGCAGCGTGGCGTTGTGCTTCTCGATCATTGCCCGAAGCGTGTCGGCGTCGGCTTGTTTTGGCAGTGCTGCGTTGTGTTTTTCGATAAACGCGCGCATTGATGCTACGCCGGTGAAGGCACCCTCAGGAATGATTGGCTCGATGTTGAAATCGTTGGCCAGCTTTTCCGGCTCCAATGCCATCGTGTGGACGAGCGAGCCGAATGTCAGGGCATCGCTACGTTCACGTGCAATGGACTTGATGACGTGGCGGCCATGGAAGTACATCAGGCTGATCCGTGCATCCTTCACCTGGGTGCTACTGATGCCGTTCGCCGCGTGGTAAATGTCGTTCGGGATATCGTGGTACCGGCCAGGTTCGAAATATGCTGGTGCCGTGGCGACAGGTACTTCCTGTGCGGCTGGCGCGCATTCGCCTGACAAATCTGCTGGTTTGGTTGACGAATCCAGGAATTCCCGAACATCCTTGGTTGTCAGATCCTCATTTTCCCGCAAATCGGTTGATGCTGCGTTATCAACGTTGGCCAGTGGTGATGTCGCGAACAATTCAGATACATCAAACTTGCCGCTGCCCATGGCGTGCAATTCGCCAGCAGGCTGCTGCTGGGCGACTTCCGTTTTTTCTCCCACATTTGAGGCATCATGGCGCGCCAGTTCAGCGTTTTTATGCTGACCAGCGACGTCTGCCTGTTCCAACGTTTGGCGCGCTTCTTTCAGATAGAACTCAACGCGTTCATCGATAAGTTGGCAGCGTTCTTCTTTATCGTCGGCCCAACCCTCAAGCACATCGCAGGTGAGGTGATAAATATCGTCCTTGGCCAACTGCTTGAAAGGATCGCAGGGCTCTATTTCTTTTGTTAACAGCCTGGCAAGGTATACGTGGTTAAGATCGCCCACGTTTACCATCAACTCTTTGACATCATCCACGCTCATCACTGACGTTTTGCCGTCAAGGGCTGTCATGATTTCACGCCGCAGCCACGCGCTGCGAGTTGTTGGGTCAAGATCCTTAGCGGCGTCCACCTCTTCTTTTTCGCCATCATTTGAGGCATTACTTGCTGTCAGTTCGCCCGCCAGCGACGCGCTGCCAGCACTTGCTGCTGCGCCTGCCAGCGTTTCATTCGCAAGCTGTTCATCAACCAGTGAGTCTGCCTCGCCCTGCGGCAGCGATTGGGTTTGAGCATGGTTTTTTACCTTCGCTGTTTTGGCGTCAATTTCGATCAGGTTCGCATTGATATAGTCGCGTAGTGGGCCAGGTGTTAGGTGGAGGGTTTCCGGCGCATTGCGGATAAGCGTACCAACGGCCTCACGGGAAAAGTCCAGAATGCCGGGGGTTTCGGACAACTGTCCATACCATGCTAATGGGGACTTTTCTTTGCGCGTTTTCATCTCTTTTACTGCATTAACAATCCCGATTGGCGGCCTGCTGATATCAAAATCGGATGGGTAGTGCGCAAGGTAGGTGACTGTTTCAAGTTCGCTAAAGGACGCTATTGGCGTGCCGTAGACTGGATTCTTGCCTGTGCCGGCCAGTGCGCCGGACGACGTGCGCGGCAATTCTACCTGTGAGTTATTTGCGGCACTGGGCGACGTCTGCCACTTGGAAATAACAGACTGGCGATCATCTACTTTCGCATTCAGGTATTCGGTTGCGAACTGACTAAGTTTTCCCAGTTCTGGCGCTTTATCGAATGGTGGCCAGATAGCCTTTATGGCTGCAATGGCCACTATCGGCATGTCCGGGTAAACGTAATCGAACCCCTTAAGATTGGAGAGGGCCATGATGACGTTTTGCGGGTACCGCTGCGAGTCATCCATCATAAGCCTGGTTGCTGCTTTCAACTGCTCCCCAGTCATTTTCATGCAGTCACGGCCAAACAGCCACGCGGCGGCAATCACAGTATGCTTGTCGAGGTTTATTGCGGAATATGTGGTCTCTTCCTTGGCTGGCGGTTCCGGTATTATTGACGGTTTATCCGCGTCGGTATTAAGCATGTAGGGATAAAGCTTAGGGATCGCGACAGAGGGATCAACTTTGTCACGCGGAAAACAAGTACGCCCGGAATCCCCCTCAAGTGCCCAAGATAACCAGAATGACTCACTGAATGCGCCATCTACTGGCAGATCGTCAACAACAGGGAAGTTAATGCGTAGTGGGGTAAAATAATCGGCTTTGGAATACCCAGCTTCCATAAAAAGATAATCACGCTTCGTTTCGGCATGGTCGTCTGACTTTGCTTCGAAATGAACATAGAGATGAGGCTTACCTGACTTTTGTTTTGCCCGGTATAGATAGGCGGCAACATTTTGCATTATGCAGTTCTCCTGAATTTAGGTAGAATGCAGTCGATCATTGACTGCGATAGTGGTCATTGGTTTATGCTCCGGTTGCTGGGGGTGGTTCCCCGGTAACCCGTCACCGGGACGTTAAGCCGGTAGACTGGCCCGCCTTGTGCGGGCCTTTTTACTTCTTAGTCGTCATAACTGCGGTTGCAGTGAGGGCAGAAGCAAATCAGTTTGCTGCCTGCCTCTTGAACTGAAATGCCAGTAGGACGCGCGGATGCAGTTTGTTGCTGATAAATGTCCCGCTTGCAACGCCAGCAAATTCCGTCAAGTGGTGCGAAATGCGGATAGTTATTTTCTTTGCAATATTCCGCCTGTGCTTTACGTGCAGCGACCGGGGAGAATACTTTTTCCATTATTAGATTCTCATGTTGGTTGATATTGAAATGCGTCCCGCGAATTTACGCCCCCAGATAGGAAACGCAGGACGCATTTCAATAGCTTCAAAAAGCCCCGCCAACGACGGCGGGGAAGACTACACACAGCAATCAGTGAATGGATACCACGTTGATGCTTACAGAACGGGCGACCTCTTTAGGTGTAATGAGGTTGATTTCTACCGAGAGGGGAATGCGTTCAAAGCGGCGGATAACGGCTTCGATCGCACATACCTCACAATGCTCATAGCCAATATCTTTGCCATTGTGGGTGATGGCGAAAGGTTGCTGGTTTTGATGTTCGTTATCAGGTAGTGCGATGTAACCAGCAGTTTCGCTGTTTGAAACTACTTTGGCGATGTTATTGCTTACCTGCTCTAATTTAAAAATAACAGTCTTGCTCATTGGTCATACTCCGGTTTTAGGTAAAGGGGATCCATGGCTTAATTAATAAGCTGAATTAAAAATAATTAGTTTGCCGGTTACGTTTCCGGCGTCGTATTACCTACATCTGCGTGCGGGAATATACGACCGTTCCCTGGTGTTGCATTTTCAGTGGGTGCCAGCCGGTTCGAAATATGGCGGAATACTGCGAGATTCAAACGGTGACTTGATCGCCCGAAGGTTGCCGGTAGGCTCGAACCGATACACTTGGCAATGGATATCGTAATGTGCCACCCATGCAGCGCCGGTGCGCTTGTTGCGGTAGTTGGTTGCTTTACCACTGTGTGGAACGGTAGTGCTGATCATTGGCTACCCCTCTGCTGATTGGTTGAACATTGGTTTATGCTCGCCAGTCTTTCCTGGCTGTCAGAACGTTTTCACCTGCTGCTGATTTCACTTCTACAGTCGCCGTCATGTTCCTGCGCCTCGGGCTGGCTACTTAGCCTCAGCAGAACACAAAGTAACTCGGGGTATTGCTTCGTGTGGTTTCTGCCTTGGCGGCTGCTTGATGACTCAATTAAACACAATGTTTATAAATATGTCAACCAAATGAGTTTGCATTGGCATGAGACCAAAAAAAACCGCCTCGTTGGGCGGTTGATTTTGAGCCTTTAGGCTGTGGTCTGTAAGGGAGGGGCTCAGAGAGGTTTATCTCTCCTTTGCAAGTACCGTCGAGTGATGTCGTCCAATTCCTTAAGTCTCATCTCAAAAACTGCAATCATGTTGTCTTGCTCTGGCTCTGGTAGCTGAGCAAAGAGGTTCAGCAGTTTAATTTGGCGAGGATTTAACCCCGTTTCACTGTCTTCACCTTCGCAAAGGATCCAGGCAACTGAGACACCAAGTTCTTCAGCGAGCTTCAATGCAGAACTTTTCCCAATTGTGCCGCGAACAAACCAGTTGTTTACAGACTGGGGACTGACACCTGCTATGCGAGCCATCTCTGCTTTAGAGATACCCTTTAAGTTCATCAATTCAGTCAACCGCTTTATTTGCGGGTGATCTTTCTGGTGGGTTGTTCCTTTCATTCAGCAATCTTAAACCAAAAGTTTACACAGCTAAACGATCGTTATGTTGACATTAATATAAACATATTGTTTAATTTTGATGTTCAACAACCGGAGTCATCTATGAGCGCATTAGATAAAGCCATTCGTCGAGCGGGGAATGCGACGAAATTGGCGGAGAAATTAGGGCTGTCCTCCATGGCAATTAGCCATTGGAAAAATCGCTATAAGGGGCTGATCCCATCAGATCATGTTCTTCCAATTTTTAACTTAACAGGCGTAACTCCCCATGAGTTGCGTCCGGATCTTTATCCAAACCCAACCGATGGAATACCTGTCCAACCACAGGAAGACTGGCCGATTGTTGAGGGTTAACCATGTCATTTGCAAATGCTATCAGGGCGAGTGGCCAGCGCCTGAGTTCAGAAAATCAATCTTCCATGCGCCGCCGTGCCAGCGTCAAACCCGAGGCGGTGCGGCTGGCCGTCGAGGATTGGCAGAGCACACTGCCGGGCCGGGCACAGGAAACTATCGCAAAGTTGATCACTGATGAATGGTTTCGACGTGACGGTAAATGCCTCCAATTGGGGAATTCTGACCGTAACAACAGACAGAACATTTTCCGCTGGTTGGACAACCCGCACCGTACTGAGAAGTACGCCGGTTACGTCCTGCAGCTGGCGCCGGTAATTGCCGACGTGATGCCGATAGAGATAGCCAGAAAATACGGATTGAAGCACGGGAAAACCAAGCTTGAACTGGTGGCCGACGCCATCAAAGAATGCGCGGACGCCAAGCAGGCGGCATTACTCGGCGCACCGTTGCGTGAGCTGGAGAAAGAGATCCGCGAGGGTATTGAATCGCTGGTAAGGCTGGCACCGCCGGATCGGTGGGCTGCAGTTATGGCCAGCGCTGCCGCAGTATTCAGCGGCTGTTTTTAACGACCGGAGCATAAACCAATGGCTAATTTTTCAAGAGAACAAGTTGAAGCGCAGATCCGCGATCAACTGGTAAGTAATGGATTTTCTGTTGAAGTTGCGCGTTCTGCCGCGGTGCACGGCGCCAATCATTACCTGGCATACCCAAACGCGACCATCGCCAGCAGCCTTGCGATCGCAAAGACGTACGCAAAGCCGCTAAAGCGGGTGAAGGGCAAGCCGAATCGCCCACATGTACCAGGGCGTCGAATGGGGCGCCGATGATTTGGGTAATTACATCAGACAAAAGTAAAGGCAAGACCTATGGCTAATCCTTTGGCTAAGACCAAGGCAAATAATGAACCTTACCGTAAGGTAAAGATCACGATGTGGAATGACCCGAAATTTAGAGCGTTATCCCCATTGCCACCTAGCGGGCAGAGCTTATTTGTATATCTGCTCACTGGGCCGTTCACGGGGATTATACCGGGTCTTTTCAAAGCGGGGCGTGCTGCTTTGGCTGAAGAATTAGGATGGGAGGTTGAAGCCTTCGACTTAGCCTTAGGCGAAGCCTTAACTTTAGGGATGGTTAAAGCTGACACCCAAGCCAGAGTTTTCTGGCTTCCAAATGCGGCTAAACATAACCCGCCAACATCGGTAAATGTCATCAAATCTTGGGTTCGTGCGTTCGAATTACTGCCTGAATGTAATCTTAAATACGAAGCTTTAGAATCCTTGAGAGCCGCATCACACGGGGTTTCCAAGGCTATGGGGTTGGCTTTTGATAAGGCTTTCACTTTAGCAAAACCTTTGCCTAAGGATATGCCTAACGCTTTGCCAAGGCCTTTCCAGAAAGCAGTAAGCAGTAAGCAGATCTTAAACCCCACACATGGCGCGTACGCGCATGAGGGTAATTTTTCACCTGATGATCAACCATTCCCCATGTTTCAAAACTGGCGACCGGTAATAACCCAATGGCCGGAAGTGCTACCGGATATTTTCGCCGCTGCTTTGGCTGACTTTGTCGTGTTCTGGCAAGCCGAACGTAGCGAACTGCAGCAATCGCAATGGGAGCAAAAATTTGAGCGTTCTCTCGCTCAGTTCTTGCAGCAAAACACCAGCAAGCAATCACGAGGTTCAAATGCAAATGTACAAACCACCGACCCATTACAACAAGTCCGGGCCGCCCGGAATGCCGAACGTGCCAGATGTGGCCTGGAGCCTTTGGGAGACGATGGCGAAGATTTATTCCCAACGGTGGCTCCGGAAGAACGGCACCACACCCTCGACGGCCTGGGTTCAGATGATTTCAAAGCTCTCGAATAGCCAACTGAGTGCAGCAACAGCGCGCTGTATCGAGCGTTGCAACGCAGGTCACCATTGGCCGCCTGACCTTGCCGAGTTCGTGGCAATCGTCGGTGAGACAACGCCAAGCATTTTGGGCTTCAGTGCTGCAGACGTTGTGGATGAATACTGGCGATGGCGCAACGGGGCTTGGCGGTACAACAGTTCCGAGGATTTCAATTGGAAAAGCGACGTGTTGTATCACATTTGCATTGAAATGCGTCGCCAGGGTGTGGGCCGAAAACTTTCTGAGGTCGAACTGAAAAACTTGGCTGTTCGCCAGTTGGAAAAATGGGCCAAGAAAGTTGAGCAGGGGTATTCAATCCCTCCCGTTCGCCGGGCTGAAACAAAAGGGCCACCGCCCCCAGGTTATTCCCAACAGGCCGATCCCGATGGCCGATACCGTCAGCGCGGGGATGAAATGTTGGCCAAGATACGTTCAAGCGTCAAAGACAAGAAATAAGCCGGAGCATAAACCAATGACCAAAAAAACCAGAATTACAACTAGGCAATTCGTCGATCTGATCTTGGGCAAGGAACTGAGTACCAGCGAAATTTACGAGCTGGCACACCATAATTATCCCGATGGTGACCTCACTCGCATGTCAATCCTCACTCGACTGAGGAATATGGTTCGATCTCCCCACGCTGAAATTGTTGTCAAAAGCCAGGGGAACAAGGCGCGTTACACACTGATCAGTGCCAGTGAAAGTTTTATTACGCGAGGGGAGGTAAATTATCGTTCTAATTCTCAAAACACCCCCAGCGATCAAAGGCTCTGGCACTTCAACCCAGTTGAACTGCGGTTCTGCCATTTGCACAAAATGTTCGATCAGGCGCTGGCCGCTGTGCGGGGTAACGCATGATGGAAACGATCATTGATGCACTGAAAGCGATGGGTATGAGCGAACTCAATTTTGACCCATCCGATCCGGACAAAATGCAACTTCCTGCAGGTAAGACGTGCGGAGACTGCGTGCACATACGCCGTTGCAAAGCGATTTTCGGCCACGCCGAAACTGACACGTATTGCGATTGGTCGCCCTCGCGCGCGGTATTAAGCGAGTCTCATCATGAAGAGTGAGATCAAAAAATGGATGTTACGAAATCCCTGGAAAATGATATGCATCGCCAGCGGCACGTTTTGGATATTGCTGATCACAATGGTGGTGCTATGGACGAAATAATCCTGAAAAACGCCATTAATCGGATCATCGAACTGGAAACCATGCTGCTGATCCCGGTTGAAAATACAGTTTGGCCTAAAGAGGTCGAGATGGTGATCACCCAAATCGACAGCGCGGAAAACTTGCCGGAGTGCCATCAAAAACGGCTACGGCACCATATCAATCGCATGTGGTTAGAAGGGATCCCTATGCCCACTGTTACTTCCGTTGCCAAAGTGCTGGCCGATACCTTGGGGCAATACCAATGAGAGAAATTATTGTTGATAACTTTGCCGGTGGTGGTGGTGCGTCAACGGGTATCGAGTTGGCCACCGGCCGCAGCGTTGATATTGCGATTAATCACGACTCGCATGCGATCGCTATGCACGAAACCAATCACCCGGACACGTTGCATTACTGTGAATCCGTGTTCGATATCGATCCGGTGGTTGCCACAGCAGGCAAGCCTGTGGGCTTGGCATGGTTTAGTCCCGACTGTAGGCATTTTTCCAAGGCTAAGGGTGGTGCGCCGGTTAAAAAGGAAATCAGGGGGCTAGCCTGGATAAAAATCAGATGGATCTTGAAGGTCCGCCCGCGGGTTACCGCAATGGAGAACGTGGAGGAATTTAAAACGTGGGGGCCGCTAGTTACAGACCAGAACGGCAATGACTATCCGTGCCCGGATCGTGTTGGGGAAACTTTTCTCGGGTTTATAGCAATGCTGACCACCGGCATTGATGCAGATCACCCTGCGTTGGCTGAGTGCTGCGAAATTTTGGGTATAGCAGAGGGCAGTGACGAACACCGTCGCCTGATAGCTGGATTGGGCTATGCGGTTGAGTATCGTGAGTTGAGAGCTTGTGACTATGGCGCTCCTACTATCCGTAAGCGCTTTTTCATGATGGCCCGCTGTGATGGTAATCCAATAGTTTGGCCCGAACCCACCCACGGGGATCCGAAATCTAAAGAGGTTAAGAGCGGAGAACTCAAACCTTGGCGTACGGCTGCCGAAATTATCGATTGGTCACTTCCAACCAAAAGCATTTTTGGCAGAAAGAAGGATCTGGCAGATAACACGCTGCGTCGCATCGTAAAAGGCCTACAACGGTTCGTGATCAACAATCCAGATCCTTACATCGTACAGATCGGGCAAACCGGTTTTGGTGGTGATGGGCGGCAGTACGCAGCAGGGCAACCGCTGACCACGATCACAAGCAAAGCAGAACACCTTTTGATCGAGCCGTATGTCGTGAAAAGCAATCACACATCGAACAAAACCAAATACCATTGTTTCCGGGGGCAATCTGGCAGGCTTCCGCTGCAGACGATAACGCAAACCCACGGCTTTGGGGTCGCCGCCCCGGTGGTAGTACGCCAGTTCGGAAACAGTACCGGCCAACCGGTTGATACTCCGGTGGGAACGGTCATGCATGGTGGTGGTGGGAAAACCCAAATAGCTGCGGCTGTTCTTGTCGGTACCGGTGGCAACGAAGGGCAAATGCAGCCTAAGCCAGTTACAAAACCATACCAGACGATCACCAGCGTTTCGCGCATGAGCACGGTCAGTGCTGTTCTCGTTGGTGCTGGCGGACCGAAATACTCGGGCAAACCGAGAGCTGTTGACGTACCGACGATCACCATCCCAGCAACTGCACATACCGCGCTGGCATCTGTTCATTTAATGGTTAACACCACAGGGCATCCGGGCGGAAAAGCTGACGAACCACTGCGTACAGTAACCACTGGTGGGCACCATGCTTTAGTCGCTACCAACATAGTGAAGCACTACGGCGGCAACTATACCGGCGCAGGCCTGGGTGTGGATGAACCATTGCATACGGTTACCCAAGTTGACCACCACGGGCTTTGTACATCGCATTTGGTACACCTGCGCGGCACGTGCAAAGACGGCAGGCAAATTACAGATCCGGTACCGACGATAACCGCCAGTGGCCAGCATAACGGGCACGTCCAAGCTTTCCTGACCAAATACTATGGCACAGCGACAGCTGTCGACGTTGCGGCACCAGTGCATTCGGTCACCACAAAAGACCGTATGGCGATCAATGAAGCGCACTGCGGCCAGGAACCACTGACGGATGAACAACGTTATGGGGCGTGGTGGTGTGCCCGGTTACTGGAGAAATTCAGCGACGAGCCAGACGAAAGCCACTTATTTCCCGCAGAACGCCCCAACTACATACGCGTCGGTGATTACATCATCGTTGATATCTGCATGCGGATGCTGGCGCCGAGAGAATTGTATCGAGCGCAGGGGTTTCCTGACTGGTACATCATCGAACGCGATTATCGTGGGAAAAAATACTCGAAAGAGGCGCAAGTGGCCAGATGCGGCAACGCTGTTCCGCCGCCGTTCTCCGAAGCACTAGTCCGCGCTAACTTGACTGAAATGTGCGTTGTTCGAGAGGTGAAGGCTGCATGATAATGGTAGACATTAAGTGGTAATAGTTCCAAGTAAGTTGCACTGATTTCGCATTTTGTTGTTAGATCCATTGACTTTGATGCGCATAAATGTAATTTTGTTGCGCATTGAAGTCAAAGAGGTGCGCAATGGACAATTTTAGTACGGTTCTATCAATCTGTAGGGTTGCGATGGAAAACCCTACATCTACACTCACTGACCATATCAAGCGTTTGGTGAGTAAGTTGCGCGCTAAAGGTGAAGAGAGAAATGCTAGTTCCCTTGAGAAGCTCCTTGATTCCCGTGGGGATGAACTCTCTCTGGTTCCTAGTAGGTTAGTTTTAACTAAGCCTGCGATTAGTTGGGGGGAGAAATTAACAAAAGTAGTACGGCCCCCGGTTGATAGAGAAACTGGAAACACACTGGCAGAAATTATTTTTCCAGATGGAAGCGGCGATAAACCAATTTTTAACGATATATTTGATAGTGCACTTGACTCAATGCTTACAGAATGGGTTCATGCGGATCTATTGCGTGAGAACGGGATAGGTACTCCTTTGAGTTGTTTATTGTATGGAGCTCCAGGGACAGGTAAAACTAAAACAGCATTTTATATATCGGAAAAATTATCATTGCCGATTGTGGTGGCTAAGCTGGATGGTCTTATTTCTTCATTCTTGGGCACGACGGCTAGAAATATAGCCGGGCTATTTGATTTCGCCAATAGATACCATTGCATATTATTGCTGGATGAATTTGATGCCATTGCCAAAGTGCGAGATGACCCGCATGAGTTAGGTGAGATTAAAAGAGTAGTCAATACATTATTACAATGCATTGACAATAGAGTGAATAAAGGTTTTACAATTGCGATAACTAATCATGAAAAGTTATTAGATAGTGCAATTTGGCGACGCTTTGACACTAAAGTAAATATACCAAAACCAAGTGGTGATGTCAGACGTAGACTAATTGAATTACTGATGGCAAATACTTTGAATGAAATCGAGGTTTCACTTTTAACCTGGATAACTGTTGGGTATACGGGATCAGATATCGAATCTCTTTGTAACTTCATGAAGAGACAAAGAATATTATATAATAAAAAAATCAATATTGTTGATGAACTAAGAAAATATGTTTATTTGAAAGATGGTGTTTTAAGAGAGGAAATGAAAGAGCTAATTACCTCTGAAAATGATGCTATGGCTTATAAACTTTTTTCAAACTCGGAAGGCGAATTCAATCAAGAAAAGCTTTCGGTGATTTTTTCAAGGGATAAATCTACTATAAGTCGTTGGCTAAGTAAAAATAGGGGGTAGTATCATGAAAAACAATCCAATTCAAATAGTATTAAACACATCTGACTACATTGATTCTCCGACCCCAGATGCCAATGGAAGTAATAAAGAGTTTTATCCTAAGAAAGATGAGGCTTTTAAAAAACATAAAAATGAAATCCTAAACTCTATGGTTGAGTTACAGACATCATTACAGAACAAACAACATCGCACTCTTTTTGCTCATGTAACACTCAAGCCATCAGCTTGGGCTAAATCCCATAGACCAAATAAAAGTGTCTTCAAGAGTAATTTAGTTCCTTATGTCGGTGGTGGTGATATTGGAGAGATGATCGTGGAGATCAATGATAGCAACATTGATGCCATAATATCTTCAATTCAAAAAGCTGAGGAAGTGACTAACGAGAAGTTTAATGATAAAACTAAAAAAATGGAATACAAACCATCACGTAATAAAAGTGAAGTAGGGGCAATAAGTTCTATTAGAGAACATGATGAAAGTGATAAAAGAAATTTCTCCATTGAGATGGCATATAAGTGGTTGCAAAATCTAGACTGTGGAATGGTTTATTTTGTGGAAACCTTTACCTTAGGGAGAAATCAAAACGAAAAATCATCAAAAATCCAAGAATTACAGGATGATTTCGAGGCACTTCTGGATATGCTCTCTATTGAAAATAAAAAATATGACCGGAAAGGAAAAAATAACGGCGGCGATTATTATGTCATATATATTCCTGAGAAGAAAAATAGAGAAATTGAGTTTCATCGCTCGTTGATTAAGACTATTAGCAACCATGATGCGGTAAAAAAAATACATTTACCGCCCATTCTAACAGCATCACAACAAGATATTCTATACTTTAATAATCCGGTCGGAAAAGTTGATATCTCAGTTGAACCAGATGTGGATTATCCTATAGTAGGAATCGTTGATTCAGGTGTGGCATCCATTGAATCTTTAGATGAGTGGAGAGTTGGTGGTGCTGACTTTGTTATGTCTTCTAAGCAGGATCGTTCACATGGAACATTCATAGCTGGTCTCATCTCTGCAGGAAGTGTTATTAATCCTAATTTGAAGGCACTAAAAGAAGTGCCATGCAAATATTATGATTTAGATATATACCCTACAAATAAAAATACGTACGCATCTAATTACCCAAGAGGATATATAGACTTCTTACGGCAGCTTGATGCAGAGGTTCAAGATGCTAAAGTATTCGGAGTTAGGGTATTTAATATGAGCCTATCATTATTAATACCAGTTGATGATGATTCATATAGCTTTTTCGCATCATTGATTGATGATATTAGTGATACTAACGACGTTATATTCGTACTCCCTGCAGGGAATTTAACGGAACAATTACTTAGAGATGATTGGCCAGAATCTCACACTGAGGTTCTCAGCATGTTGGCGAAATATCGTTATCTTGGGAAAGATAGAATACTACAACCATGTGAGAGTATCCGCTCTATTTCCGTAGGCGCGCTTGATCCAGCTTTACAAGAAAAAAAACTAAAACCATCTCGTTATACAAGGCGAGGACCAGGTCCTTCATTAGGAATTAAACCCGACTTATGTCATATTGGTGGTTCGCTAAATGAAGATTCCGGATTGTATTCACTTTCTGTATCAGGAGGAGTTATATCAAGTTGCGGAACTAGTTACGCTGCTCCTTTAGTTGCCAAAACGCTGGCAGTATTAGATAAACAGATTTCAGGTTATGTTTCAAGAGAGGTATTGTATGGTTTGCTCGTTCATCATGCTCAAGTACCTAAGAGTTTAAGCAAAAAAGAACTTAAGGAAATATCTCGTGATTTTGTTGGTTTTGGTTTACCACCAATTGCTGAAGATATAGTTTTATATGATGATAGCTCTATAACGCTTGTATTTAATGGAACGCTTAAACATCCTCATGATTTATTGTCTTTCGATTTAACTTGGCCGCAATGCCTTACAGATGAAGGGAAGTGTAGAGGAGATGTGACGATGACACTTATTTATACTCCTCTCTGTGATAATAGATTTGGAAATGAATTTATAAGATTGAACCTCGATGCTTGCCTTCGTCAGGCTGTTATAAATGAAGAGTCTGGTGAGGTCGTTTTTAAGGGCGTTGTAAAAGACTCAATAAAATCATCTCATGAAAAAGAGTTAATTAAAAATGGCATGAAGTGGTGGCCGAATAAAAAATTTAATTGGAGTTTTAAAGGACGAGGTAACTCATCTGCATGGCGAGTCGTTATCGAATCTTTGTTACGTAGTGATGTGGACTTTCCTACTGAAGGAGTGCCGTTTTCAGTGCTATTAACTATTAGCGACCCTAATAAAGGAGGCAAGGTATTTAATGAAGTTCGCTCTTCACTTGTTTCAGCTGGCGTAACAATGGCTGACATCCGAACTTCAAACGTCATTAGAACTAGAAGATAATGATTAAATTTCCAATGATTTTTTCGGCTAAATATTTTTTAGTAAACTAGAGATAAACCCGCCTAGGCGGGTATTATACTATATTAATTATATGATATATTGTACTTTTCAAAGCTGAGCTCAATCTCCTGATGCAATGATTTAATAACTGAAATAGAGATTGTTTCTCGCAAATTACTGTCGAGTAACGTAAGCATTTCATCTGCTACGCTCAGTGATAACTGCTGGGTGCTTGTGTCACTGAGTATGCGTTTAACCTTTCCGTAATCCATGTCTAACATATGTGCAAGCCATTTTTTGCTACGTTTACGTTCTAACAATCTCAATCGTATCTCATTTACGATCTCTATCTCTATGGGGGATTTTTTTGGTGTTGTCATAAGTCATTAATTTAATGGCTAATAATTGGCCACATTATGAATATTTATTGTGAATTTTATTATTTTGGCCGATAATTGGCTCTAAGTGTCTTATGTGACAATCATCACACATGAAACCATAGGAAGTTATATATTGGCTGTTAGGTTATGTAATTGGAATTTTCTGTTCTTTACACAAGGAGAGTGCTGTGAAATCCTTCTGATGTTCTCTCCGGCACCTTTATACTTATAAAGTTTCGCATAATTGTTTGATTTGTTTGGTATATCGCCAAGGGGAATCTACATCCTCTGAAATTGTTTTTCTGAGGATATATATCTAAAAAATGCCTTTGGTAGCTAATATGACAAATTTATGCTTTGTTTGTTTTTTCACCTCTGATTGTGAAGGGGGTGTTATACATGAAAAGTAATGTCCTATATGAATTCCCTGCTGAACTACCATATTCTGGGCGTTCAGTGACTTACACGGAGGAGGGGAAGGTTAAAGCTGTGATGATTCTACGGCCAGACCAGGTCGTTGTTGACATGGATATGATGGTTTTAATTCTTAGGATGGCTGGTTACATCGTCAAACGAAAGTAATGTATAATATCCCATCAGCCTGAACAGCTGATCACCTGCTGCGCTACTGGAGAGCAACCAATGGCGCAGTTACTACAGTTAGTAAAATCCGCACCAACTATCCTGACCCCGGCAACGATCGAGGCCAGCGATTTCTTGCAACGCGTAAAGCTTGGAGAATGGATCCAAGCTGAGTTCCGCCGCGTCCGTAACTATCAATATCACAAGCGTTTTTTCAAGCTTCTACAGTTTGGTTTCGACTACTGGACCCCCACGGGCGGCACGCTGACACTGCCAGAACGGCAACTCATTGATGGGTTTGTCGAATATCTCATTGATATGTCCGGCCAGCATGGAGCAATCATCAGCTCAGTTGCTGATGACTACCTGTTCCACGTTGGAAAGTTGCGTGCCAAAGAGATTGCGGTGATCAAGTCCTTTGAGCCTTATCGAGCCTGGGCAACGGTTGAAGCTGGCTATTACGATGAGGTGATCCTACCCAATGGACTACGCCAACGGGTACCTAAATCGATCTCGTTTTCCAAAATGGATGAAGACACATTCCAAGGCCTGTACAAGTCCGTTTTCAACGTCCTGTGGAATTTCATCCTGTCACGCAGTTTCCGCAATAGGCAAGAAGCTGAGAACGTGGCTTTGCAGTTGCTGGAGTACGCATGATGGCGAACCTTCGCAAAGCGGCCGAGGGTAGAGATTGCCAGATCCGGATCCCTGGAGTATGTAATTTCAATCCCTACACCACCGTGCTGGCGCATTACCGCATGGCCGGAAGCTGCGGCACTGGCATAAAGCCCGATGATGCGCAGGGCGCGTGGTCCTGCAGCAACTGCCACGATGCGATCGATGGCCGCATTAAAACCGAATATGACCGTGAAACCCTGCGTCTGTACCACGCCGAGGGCGTATTTCGCACGCAAGCAATTCTGAGAAAGGAAGGAAAATTATGAATCTCGAGTCGGTAGTAAAATATTTCTCACCGAAATCTCCAATGCTGGGGGACTCGGTTCCTGCGACGGCTTCGGATTCTTTGACGATCAGTGACGTAATGGGGGCTTTGGGAATGTGTCAGGCTCAGGCGGAATTGGGCTTGTCGGCGTTCTTGGGTAAGGTGGGCATTAGTGATGCTGACAAGGTTAAGGCGGTAGTGTTGCTTGCCAAGCACAGTATAGTGCGCTCTGACAACGTTGCAGCTATTCGCAAACTCCCAAGCGAAACCAAAGCTCGAGTGATCCTTACCCTGGCGGCATTCGCATTCTTGGACTTTTCCCGTAGCGCTGCCAGCGAGATCCCCTGCGACGCATGCGATGATGGCTTTATCGAAGAGCGTAAATTTGTCATGAACAAGCTGGCAAAGGCCCACGACACTATCGACAGCTTTGCGCGAGGAGATTTGCCTGCGTCGATTACGCAGTTGGAAGGTCGGGAAATGCGGGTGAAGCATGCTTTCTATGAAACCACGCGCAAGGTGTGCCCAAAATGCAACGGCAGAACAGTGATAAAAGCGGACTGCAATGACTGCCGCGGTCGTGGTGTGGCCATCGACAAAGATGAGTCAGAGCGCCAAGGCTTGCCTGTGAAGAAACCTTGCAAACGTTGCTCAGGGCGTGGCTATGAACGAATACCTTCGACTCAGGCTTATAGAGCGATCGCTTGTATCACTGAAAGTATTTCGTTAGATACTTGGAAAAAATCGGTGAAGCCATTTTATGACGAGATGATCACCCAGTTGGATATTGAGGAAGAAAGAGCCAATATGGCGTTAAGGGCAACGACAGGTTGACAAAATAGTGAGTGATTTTTTTGCGAGCTATTTACATTTCCCGAAAGTGTGGTAATTTTTCTCTAACGATGGGTATTTTGTGCCTGACGTTGAAAAGCCCGCCTCTGTGCGGGTTTTTGCGTTTCTGGAGATCAAGAAAATGAAACAGTAAACGGAAATACCAACGAGCCAAAAGGCGCGCAAGCCACTGTCATGATGTGGCCCCGAGTCCTAAATAGGGAGCCGGAGTGATTCTCCGCGTTAGGGTTAATGAGCGAATCAGTCCCGGTAGTACAGTGTGATGGCCAATTGCACACCGGTTACAGTTGGGGGAAGTCTGAAACGACCCCGACATATGCCCAAGGGCATGGGCGCGGCCACGGCGTAATGTGGCGGCGATTGTCGGATTAGTTCAGTGGTAGAGCGGCGGCTTCCAAACTCGCTAACCGGGGTTCGATTCCTCGATCCGATGCCAATTCTAGGTTGCGCTGTTGCGTGGCCTTTTCGCATCAAAAAAATGCCCCGAACAAGTGGGTAATTCAGGGCTAGGCGTTCAGAAGGCATGTTGTCATTTTTGGTTGGCATGCCACCAACTTCAGGATGGATTTCTATAATTACACTGTTGCCGATTTGAATGCAAAAAAAACCACCACCCTCCGTTAGGGCGGTGGGAGTCAATATGACCAACACCAGGGAACCGGCACTACATAAGATGAATTAGCTGCTTGAGCATGCTATTGATAAATATGATTAACAATTCTTATGTTTTAAAGCAATGCTGAAGGCATTGTTAATTGATGTAAATCAAAAAAGATAGGGCTGCGCTTATGCGTAGCCTTTTTTATTTCTACCGCCCGGCGTTCGCTGAGCGAAGCGAACAAAGGAGATTATCAATGACGTTACCTGTATCGAGGGCAACGGAGACTGCGGTAGTTGGCGGTGCCACTATCATTGGCCTGCTGTCTGGGCCGGATGCTGCCGATGTGTTTATCGGCGCATTCATCGGCTCAGTGATTTTTGTGATCAGCGCCAAAGACTACCCGCTACTTATCCGTGTGCTGCTGTGTCTGGTGTCGTTTGTCGTGGGGTTAATTTCCTGTGACTTCTTCGCCTCACTAATCTCCGCATTTCTGCCGGGCAGTGTAAGCACTAGCAGGATGATTGGGGCAATAGTCAGCTCTGCCGTTTCAGTACGCCTGCTGATGGCGTTGACGCAGCGAGCATCTGATCCCGACGTGTTGAGAAGGGGGCCGCATGACTAGCGTACAAATTTTACTGATGATCGTTAACGGCCTGTCATGTGGCTTGATGTCAGTGCGCATGCTGGGTTACCGCCGCAAAGGGGCTAAGTTCAGCCGGTCAGCGTCGCTGCTTGCGTACCTCATTATTATTGCCAGCGGCACGGTTGCCATCCGTATAGCTTTCGGTGAGTACCGGATCATTGATCCTGCCGAAACCCTTCTCAACGTTACGCTCTGTATTGCGGTATTCCGTGCGCGGGGCAACGTGTCACACCTGTTCTATGGGGAGCGGTCGCAATGAATCATTTCCGTTTCAGCCAGCGTAGTGAAGGAAACCTCAAAGGGGTAAATCCTGTACTGGTTAAAGTAGTTCGCCGGGCGCTTGAGCTTACCACCGTCGATTTTATCGTTATTGAAGGGTTACGCACCTTAGAACGACAGAAAGCAATGAAGGCAGCAGGGGCCAGCAAGACGATGGACAGCCGACACCTCACCGGCCATGCGGTGGATCTGTTCCCCGTTGGCGGCGACTGGAATAACTACAAGTGTTGGTTGCCGGTGCTTGATGCCATGTACCAGGCAGGAGCCGAACTGGGCGTAAGGCTGCGCTTTGGTGTGACCTGGACAGATAACCCACGCGATAAACCGGCCCGCTTCTTGGATGCGCCGCATGTGGAGCTGCCAGCATGATACAGCTCACACGCTACGGCCTGATCGGTGCGCTGTTGGTAGCTATTTGTCTAGGAGGGATTAGCGCTGTACTGAACCACCGTCTCGATAATGCCAATGAAGCTAACCAGAAGCTTAGCGAGGCTAACACAGACCTCAATAAGGCGTTGACGGATCGTGATGAAACGATCACCGCGCTGAAAGGGTCAATCGACGCTGATCGGCGAGTGACCGAGGAGCAGCTCAAGATTGAACAGCAGAAGAGGGCCAAGGCCGATGCTGAAAACAAAACGTTACGCCAGGCGCTGGAGCATAGCGACTGTAGCAATCAGCGCCTGCCTGATTCTGCTCTCGATATCCTGCACGGAAAGGCCTAAGCCCGCACCGGCCCCGCAGATTATCTACGTATACCCGCCAGCCGTATATACGCAACTATGCGAGAAAACCCCGTTCACCGGCTCAACGTTCGGCGATGCTGTCATTGCGCTGCAGGTGGCGCAAAACGAACTTGATGTGTGCGCCTCTCGGATTGAGGGACTGATTAAGTGGCAGAGGGATAATGCGGGAAAATAGCATTACAGGAGCCATTCACCGAGTGGCTTCGATAATGACCATTGAAATAATAATGTTAACCCCCATTTATGATTTGTTACCTGTCATATCGGCGGGTCTAGCAAATGGAGTTTGGCATGATTGGACGATATTTTCTGTCGGGTGTTGCTGCACAGGCTACGACAGATGAACAGCATAAAAGATTAGTGGCCCTGCAAGCTGCATTGGAAATTGCGAAAGCATCAGCATCCGCGCCTGGAGCGAATGGGCGTTCAGATAAGGTTGAGGAAGACCTTAAATATGCAGCTAAAGAAATCCATACCCTTGCAGACTCAATTCGGGCGTACTTGGATAAGTAAATTTACAGTGAATACTGAACCGCCCACGTGGCGGTTTTTTTGCATTCTAGAGCAGCTTTTCAAGGCTGCTGTGTAATGCGCAAGCAAAGCCATCAGCAACACCCATCCGGCCCTCCCTGGGCACTGGTTGCCAGTGGCTTTTTATTTTCTTCTGCATTTTTGAGTTGGCCAAGTGTGAATTCAGCACAAATGATCTGTTTTCAATAGTGGTGATTAAAAAATTCTCGGGGCTGGTATCGAAGAGGCTAGCAGAAAATTCTATTTGGAAGGTGGGCGACCGCCAGTAGTTGGAGCTACTGACGATCATTCATACCCACACGGAGGTCATGAGTACGAACCAAGGCCCACTTGCTTGTACAAGCAGGGCCATAGTATTGGATCCTCGCAAATGACCACAGTAAAAAAACAGGAAAAACTTGCAATCGTTTATAAATCACTCAATTCGATGATGGTTTATGCAAAAAACGCGAGAACCCACTCGACGGAGCAGGTAGAAAAAATAATCGGGAGCATAAAAAAGTACGGATGGACCAATCCGATCCTGCTCGATGAATCTGGGCAGGTGATCGCTGGCCACGGTAGATTACTGGCTGCGGAAAAAATCGGTTTTGATCCGGTACCCACGATCACGTTGTTTGGTCTGACGGATGCAGAAAAAAAAGCTTACCGCCTGGCGGATAACAAATTACCTCTGGATGCCGGTTGGGATAATGACCTGCTGACAATGGAATTGGGTGATCTGCTGGCGGAAGGATTCGACCTTACCCTGACCGGATTCAGTGCAGAAGAGATCGACAACATGCTGAACGTCGATTTCTCACCGGGTGATGAAGGCGACCAAGGAAAGCTCGACCAACTGGAAGAAAAGCTGTGTCCACACTGCGGGGGTGTCTTATGACTGCTCTCACCGTGGATTGGGCAACCCACAAAGCAGCTGCTCACGCTTGCCTGAATTGGCACTACGCAAAAGCGGTACCAGTCGGAAAGTTGGTAAAGGTCGGCGCATGGGAAGATGGCCAGTTTATTGGTGTGGTGATATTTAGCCGCGGCGCCAACAATCACATTGGCCAACCGTATAGCCTGAAGCAGGACCAAGTCTGTGAACTGACCCGCGTAGCACTCAGGGATCATAAATCGCCAGTCAGCCAGATTTTGGCAAAGGCGATTAAATTCTTGGCTGCAGTTTGTCCGGGCCTGCGTCTGATCGTGTCCTACGCTGACAAAGACCAAAATCACCATGGTGGCATCTACCAGGCGACCAACTGGATTTATGAAGGTCTGGTCGGTGCAGGAACGCTGGGCGCATTCATCGTCAAAGGTAAAAAAGTCCATCCGCGCAGTGTGTCGGCAAAGGGCGTGAAACAGAGCATTGATGCCGTTCGTCAGCACCTGGATCCCAACGCACAAGAATTTAAGACGTCAGGGAAACACAAATACCTGATGCCCCTCGACAAGAAAATGAAAAAAATCCTCATCGTTCGCCATAAGCCATATCCCAAGAGGGTGTAGCTATGGATAAGCCGACGCTCGACAAAATCGAGGCATTGGCCGGGCGTGGATTGTCGGAGCAGCAAATAGCCGACGCATTGGATATCGACATTGAAAAGACGCGGACAGACATGAAAGCGATCGCCACTTACCGGCAGGCAATACGCAGGGGAAAAGCCAAGGGGATTGCAGACTTGTCGAACGCACTTTACATCAAGGCCAAGAAAGGCGACACGCGAGCCATGATTTTCTTGTTGGAGCATTTAAAACCGAAGTGAGTAAGCCGCATGAGCAAATTGGATGGGGGCGAACTGAAACGTGATTATTGTGCTGGTCTGCTCTCAATCCAAGATGTGGCAAAAAAGCACGGTATAGCGAAAACCACGTTAATCGACATGGCGAAGAAGTACGGATGGGAACGTAAAAAAAAACCGTCCAAAACTCCGACCAAAAAAACCGACCAAAACAATAATGGTCGGACGGTCGAACCAAAGGCTTCACGGTCGGAAAAACGGACGAGGTCGGATCAAGAAAATAGCGACACGGATTTATCGATCGACCCTGATGATTATGGGATAACGCTGCAACAGGCATGGTTTGCCCACTGGTTCGTTATCACTAAGAGCAGAGTCGAAGCATACAGGCGTGCTGGGTATCGATGCGAAGGAAAGAACGCTTACTTTGGTGCATCGCAGGTATACAGAAATATTAAGGTTGCCAAAGCAATTCGCGACCTTGAAGCAAAAGCTTCGAAACGCTATCAGGCCAATCTCGATGAACTGGTTGATCAACTTGTTGCCATCATCAACGCTGACCCACGAGAGTTGTCTCAATTCCGCCGAGTTAACTGTCGCCACTGTTGGGGAGAGAACTTTTTCTACCAGTGGATAGATATCAACGAATTCGATAGCGCTGATGCGAAAGCGACGGCAGAAAACAAGCCAAAACCTCAATACGGCGGCTTGGGATTTGTCGATAACGCGGACCCTAACCCTGATTGCCCACGCTGCAACGGCGAGGGCGTTGGGGAAACTTTCTTTGCTGATGTGCGGGATCTTCAAGGCCATGCGCTTCAGTATTTTGCAGGGGTAAAGGAAAGCAAATTCGGCATTGAGATCCTGACAGAAGATAAAAAAGCGGCACGGGCACAACTGCTGCAACTTCTGACATTCCGACGTGCAGAGAAATTGCAGCAACTGCAGATAGAAAACCAACGGCTGGTTAACGCTAAGCTTGCCGCTGAAATTGGTGACGATGGCGACGAACCGCAGCCGGTGGCAATAAACATCAATGTAGTGGATGCGCGAGGCGATACTGATGAACCCGACGCTTAATATTCCTCAGGCTCGCTTTTTGACTATGCCGCATAAATTCAAGGCTTACGTTGCCGGTTTTGGCAGCGGCAAAACGTGGGCCGGTTGTGCTGCGATATGCAAACACTTCTGGGAGCACCCCAAAATTAACCAGGGGTATTTCGCCCCTACATATCCTCAGATCCGGGATATTTTTTACCCGACGATTGAGGAGGTGGCTTTTGACTGGGGTTTGAAATTACGCCTCAACGAGAGCAACAAAGAAGTGCATTTCTATTCGGGCCGTCAGTACCGAGGCACCACGATATGCCGCTCTATGGAAAAACCCTCAACGATTGTCGGTTTCAAGATCGGTAATGGGCTAGTGGATGAAATGGACGTCATGAAGGCTGAAAAGGCTCAAATAGCATGGCGGAAAATCATTGCACGTATGCGCTACAACGTTGACGGGTTACTCAACGGTATTTCGGTCACCACCACGCCAGAAGGTTTTAAGTTTGTCTGGCAGCAATTCGTTAAAGAGGTGCGGGATAAGCCGGAACTGGCGACGCTCTATGGCCTGATCCATGCCAGCACCTACGATAATGAAAAAAACCTGCCTGCTGACTATATACCGTCGCTGCTTGCCTCATACCCTGGGCCATTGATCACGGCATACCTTCGTGGCCGGTTTACAAATCTGGTGAGTGGAACGATTTATCATCAGTTCGATCGAAGGAAAAATAACTGCGAAGAGGTGGAGCAACCAGGGGAGCCGCTCTATATCGGGATGGACTTCAACGTTGGGAAGATGGCCGGTATCGTCCACGTTCTGCGCGATGGCCTGCCACGCGCCGTAACGGAAATCATCAACGCCTATGACACGCCCGACATAATTCGCATCATCAAAGAGCGTTTTTGGTTCTATGACGGCAACGACTACCGCAAGGTGCGGGAAATTTATATTTACCCGGATGCTTCCGGCGATTCTCGCAAATCCAGCAACGCCAGCACGACCGATATTGCCCAGCTCAGGCAGGCTGGATTTAACGTGGTGGTCAACGATGCCAACCCACCCGTCAAAGACCGGATCAACTCGGTGAATGCGATGTTCTGCAATGCCAAGGGCGAACGCCGCTATCTGGTTAATGTGAAACGCTGCCCGGTTTATACCGAATGCCTGGAACAACAGGTGTGGGATGAAAAAACCGGCGAGCCAGATAAAAAGTCCGGCAAAGATCACGCCAATGACGCGGGCGGATACTACATCGTTAAGCAGTTCCCCATCATCAAGCCGCAAGGCAAAGTCACCAAACTACGGATGTAAACCATGGCCGATATTTCAACCCCGCTCAAAGCCGTTACTGCGATGGAAGCTGATTGGGATTTGGTAGATGCCTTGATGGGCGGAACCAAAGCCATGAGGAACGCTGGCGAAACGTACATGCCTCGCTGGCCCAATGAGGAGGCAGAGGACCATAAATGCCGCCTGGCGGTGGCAACGTTGTTACCCGTGCTTAAGGAAACCATCATCAACCATGTAGGCCGGGTGTTCAGCGAACCCTCGGTGCTCAGTGATGAAACACCAGAGCCAATCAAAGCCTATGCTCACGATTTTGACATGGCCGGTAACCAGCTTGACGTTTGGGCCCAACAGTTTTTTGCTTTGGGGGAACGTTACGGATTGATCCACGCGCTGGTGGATTACCCGAAGACCCAAGGGGCAAAAACTGTGGCAGAGGAAAAAGCCAGCGGTGCGCGTCCTTACGCTGTCATTATTAGTCCGCGCCAGGTGATCGGCTGGAAGTCCGAGAAAAAAGGCGGTGCAGAGGTTCTCACAGAACTGCGCATTAAGGAGGTCATCACTGAAGAGGATGGCGAGTGGGGAGAAAAGGAAGTCACTCAGATCCGATTATTACGCCCCGGCTATTGCGGTATATACCGAAAAAAGGCAGATGAAAAAGGGGATAACGTTTGGTTTGTGCATGAAGAATGGGAGACAACAGCGAAGCGGATCCCGTTGATAACTTTTTACACCAACCGAACCGGCTTTATGACGGCTGAACCACCGATGCTCGATCTGGCACACCTCAACGTCAAGCACTGGCAAAGTCAAAGCGATCAGGACACCATCTTGCATGTCGCCCGAGTGCCGATATTGTCGGTGTACGGGCTTGCAGAGGGTGAAGAACTGACCGTCGGTGCTTCTTCTGCAATGAGGTTTGAAGACCGCGCTAAGCATGGTGTCGAATACACCGAGCATACTGGGGCGAGTATAAAAACAGGCCAGGATTCACTCGATGATCTGGTCGAACAGATGCGCATGGCCGGGGCAAAGCTCCTGCGCAAAGAAAACACATCAACAAAATCAGTTGATCAGACCCAGCATGAAACCATGCAGGAAGATAGCCCACTGTTCACTATGTCCTCTTCGTTAGAGGATGCCTTGGATAATATCCTGCAATATATGGCTGAATGGCTGGGCCTTCCTGATGGCGGCAATATCGATGTGCGTACTGAGTTGGAAACCGCAGGGAATACATTTAGCCCACAATCAGCCTTGGCAATTCAAGCACTGCGCCAGGGTGGGGATATTCGCCGGATTGACGCTGTCAGGGCTTATCAGCAGATTGGAATTATTGACCCTGATGTTAAGGCAGAAGTGGTCATTGATGAGTTGATCAACGCACCTGACCTCATGGAGTAACCATGGAGACGATCAATCAGCGATTGTTCGATGAAACGGTAGCTCACACGCTTTTTGTTTCTCGATACGCAACTGGCGTTTCTGCTCGGATGGTGAAATTACTCAACCAGGCCGACGCTGAATTGTCTTCTCGGCTAATCATGGCCCTTGATGACCTTCCGCCAGATAGCTTCACCATTCGCCGCCTGGAGGCGTTACTGGGTGGTGTGAAGGACATCAACCAGCAGATTTATCGAACCCTCTACGCTTCGCTTGCTGATGAACTCAACGATTTCAGCAGCCACGAGGCTGGTTTTCAACTGAGTTTGTTCGATTCATTGTTGCCTGATGTGGTAAAGCAGCGCTGGCCACTGATGGGGATAACGCCTCAACAGGTATACGCGGCCACCATGGCTCGCCCGTTCCAGGGGCGTTTATTAAGTGAGTGGGGGAGCAAGCTCGAATCTGACCGCATGCAGAAGATAACCAATGCAGTGAGCATGGGTTACCTGCAGGGGGAAACAGTCGACCAGATTTATCGGCGTGTTCGCGGTACCCGCTCCCGGAACTATCAGGATGGCGTTTTGCAGTTTGGGCGGGCCAATGCAACCAGTGTGATAAAAACGGCGGTGAATCATCTGGCCGCCGTGGCCCGTACTGAGTTCGCCACGGCCAATTCAGATGTCATTGACTGCAAGCAATGGTGCAGCACCCTCGATAATCACACGACACCCACATGCATCATTCGGGATCGCCTGCGCTATACGCTCGACAACAAGCCAATGGGACATAAGGTGCCGTACGGTGCAGGGCCAGGGCGGATCCATTTCTGCTGCCGTTCTACTGAAACCCTGGTGGTGAAATCGTGGCAGGATTTAGGTATTGATGCTGATGACATGCCGGAGGGAACGCGCGCCAGCATGGATGGTCAGGTGCCGGCAAGTACCGATTATCGTGATTGGATATTGCGGCAACCCTTCAAGCGGCAAGTTGAGGTATTTGGAGAGACTCGTGCCAGGTTGTTGCGAGATGGCGGCATGCACCCCGCAGATTTTTTCAACGATAAGGGGGAAAGGCTCACCTTACAGCAGTTGCGAGAAATTGATGAACAGGCGTTCTTAGACGCCGGTTTATAACCAACCACCTCCGGGTGGTTTTTTTATACCTGCCGTTTAGCGGATGCGATATGGCGAACGGGCGGAAGCCTAACTGATGGCCGGAAGGCTGGAGAACCACAATGAAATTGAAAACCGTTGAAGTTAATGGCGCGACGTATGCAGTGATTGAAAACGGCCACCCGGTTTATACCCATCCGGACGGCAAAGAAATCCCTTTTGATGCTGCGCAGGCTACAGGGAAAATTGCTTCTCTCAACGCTGAGGCTAGAACGCATCGTGAAGCGAAAGAGACTGCGGAAGCCCAGTTGAAAAAATTTGCGGGTATTGACGATCCAGTCAAGGCGATGGAAGCGATGCAAACCGTTTTGAAGATTGACCAGAAAAAGCTCATCGATGCTGGTGAAGTGGATCAGGTGAAAGCGGCGATCACCAATGAATTCCAGGCAAAACTCGATGAGTCAAAGCAGGAAAACGAAAAACTGTCGAATATGCTGAGCACCGAGATGATCGGCGGGCGTTTCAATGGCTCCAAATATATCGCTGATAAATTGGCGATCCCGGCTGATTTCGTTCAGGCCCGCTTTGGTCAATCCTTCAAAATTGAGGATGGGAAAGTTGTGGCCTATGACGCGGCAGGCAACAAAGTGTTTTCCCGTGCTAAGCCTGGTGAACTGGCTGAGTTTGATGAGGCGCTAGAGCACCTTGTCGAACAATACCCGCAGAAAGACCACATTCTCAAAGGTACTGGCCACAATGGAAATGGCACACCACCATCACAATTCCAGCAAGGCCAGAAAACCATGAAGCGAGCGGCGTTTGATGCGCTTTCCCCTGCAGATCGTGCAGCTGCTGCAAAAGACAAGATCACCATCGTTGATTAACCCATTTTTTGCCGAGACCTGGATAGGGATCGGTGCCCTGGCTGGATAGCCAAAATCTCAAACCATCCCTAACCAATCTTTATAGGAAAAATTTAAATGGCTAACACTCTTACGGGCCTAATCCCTGATTTCTATGAGGCGCTGGACGTTGTGTCTCGTGAAATGACGGGTTTCATTCCAGCAGTATCACGCGACTCAAACATTGAGCGTGCCGCACTAAATCAGCCAGTACTTGTACCGATCACTAACCCTGCCACATCAGCGGATAACAAACCGGGAGTAACGGCCCCTGACTCTGGCGATGATGTTGTTGATAGCATTGAAGTGACCATTTCCAAGTCGAAACACGTTCCTGTCCGTTGGAACGGTGAGGAAACTCGTGGGTTACAAAATGCCGGTACATTTTCCACCATTCAGGCAGACCGCTTTTACCAGGCAATGAGAACACTGGTTAACGAGATGGAGCAGGATTTATGGGTAGAGGCATACACTCATGCATCACGAGCATTTGGTACTGCTGGCAGTACTCCATTTGCGAATGCGGCCGACATGACCGATTTTGCGGGAGTATTGCGGATCCTTGAGGAAAACGGTGCACCAAAGACGGATCTGCAATTAGTGTTAGGTCATGGTGCAATCGGCAATCTGCGCGGCAAGCAATCTGGCCTGTTTAAAGTCAATGAGGCCGGTTCGTCCGATATGCTGCGTAATGGCATGACAGACCGCGTGATGGGAATGGCATTGCGTCATTCTGACCCTATTACCTTTGTGAATAAAGGCACTGGCGCGGGTTACCTGACCAACGGTGCATTTGATCCGCTAAGCACCAACATTGCATTGGATACCGGAACGGGGACCATTCTTCCTGGCGGGATCCTGACTTTTGCAGGTGACAACAATAAATATGTCGTAAACAAAGGATTGGCCGGTGGCACAGTATCAATCGGGCGGCCTGGGATGCGTTTGCCGGTGGCAGATAATGTCGCTGCAACACTTGGGGCAGGCTATACGCCAAACGTGGCATTCGCCCGTTCAGCGATCGTGCTTGCTACCCGTGCTCCTGCCCTTCCCAAAGGTGGTGATGCAGCCGACGACATGATGATGATCACTGACCCGAAAACCGGATTGTCATTCGAAATCGCAGTTTATCGCCAATACTTGCAAGTTGTTTACCACGTCCGGCTTGCATGGGGTTACCGCGCTATCAAGTCAGAGCATATCGCTGTTCTGATGGGTTAATGAAAATAAGGGGCTTCGGCTCCTTTTTTATTGAGAGGTCGTTATGGCGGGATTAACTAAAGCGCAGCGGGCTGAGCGAAAATTGCTTACTGCTAATGCCAATGGCAGCTCGGCTGCACCTGAGCAGCCACCTGAGCAGCCACCTGAGCAGCCACCTGAGCAGCCACCTGAGCAGCCACCTGAGCAGCCACCTGAGCAGCCACCTGAGCAGCCAGAACTGCTAGCAATGATCCGAGATGAACCAGCGTTTCCCGGTGGCCCTGTTGCTGCTGATGTGCACGCTGATGAAATCGAAGATTGGATTTCTCACGGCTGGCAATTGGCCGAGGAATAGCGGAGTAGGCCATGCTGGATACTGAAATTCACTCCGACGGATTCAACAGTTACGCCTCGCTGGATGAATGCCGAGATTACGCTGCTGGGCGTGGGCTTAGTTTGCCTAAAGAGGATGTAGAGCTATCAGTCCTGATGCTTCAGGCGATGGATTATCTGGAAGGGAAAAACTGGAAAGGTGTACCGGCTGTTTTCGGCCAGAATCTGGCATGGCCCCGCGCTAGTGTGGTTCGTGATTACCACAGGCTGCCCAGCAATAGCATTCCGATTCAGGTAAAGCACGCGCAGTGCCGGTTGGCTTTCGAGGCGCAAGAAATAGATTTACAGCCATCTACGGAAAGCGGTTCCGAGGTTCTTTCCGAAGCAGTAAGCGGGGCGGTCAGCGTCAGTTATGCGGAGGGAACCCGTAAGGCTCAACCGTCGTTCGCCGCAGTCAATGCGTTGTTACGTGGGCTTTGCATCGGCTCCGGCCAAATAGCAGTTGTCAGGGGGTGATATGGGTATCGATTATCGCCGTATGCGGGCCACTGCGACCCGTTTACTGACCGTGAACGGTGCAGAACACTCATTTACTCGCGGCGCTACAGTAAGCCGTGAGGCAGGTAAGGAGGTTCGGCAGCCAGAGCAAAACGGTACTGTGATCGGTGTAATAACCGAATACAAACCGAGCGAGATCGATGGCTCGCTAATCCTCGGTGGTGATGTGTTACTTGTGGCCACATACGAAACCGAAATCCGTGTCGATGACCGGATCGAGGTGGGCGGCAAAAAATACCGAGTGGTACATCCACATCCGGTAATGCCTGGTCCCATCCTGATTTGCTACCGGGCGCAACTGAGGGCGTGATATGTCCGAAAATGACGCTTTTTTGCAGGCCATAACGGCATTTGTCGATAAGGCAAAGGCCAATCAAGCGCAGGTAGTACGGGCGACCAGTATCCGGATACTGGCGCAACTCGTGCAGATGTCGCCTGTTGGCAATCCTGAACTTTGGGAGGTGAATAGCACGGCGGTAGCGTATAACCAGGCTGTTTTTGATCACAACGAGGCCCAGCGACAAAACTCGGCCAACCTAACTCCCACCGGGAAATTAAAAAAGCGTGCTCGGGTTTCTGACAGTATGGGGATCCGGGTGCCACCAGGTTATAGCGGGGGCCGGTTTCGCGGTAACTGGCAGGTGTCGTTCGACTCAGCCGCCGATGGCGAAACGGGCCGGATCGATAAATCAGGCGGTGCGACGCTGGGTGCTGGCAACCTGGTGATAGAGCAATTCCGCATTGGCATGCAGGCCATTTACTTCGTGAATAACGTTCCTTATGCCTATCGACTGGAATTTGGACATTCCACCCAAGCGCCAGGTGGCATGGTCCGCATCACTGCCGCAGACTTCCAGCGGCATTTCAGCGCCGCTGTATCGGAGATTGAACCGTGAGCCACGCCCGCATAGCTGCGTTGCTTGAGGCCCGTTTGGGCGAATGGGCTGACGCACACAACATTCCTGTTGCCTGGGAAAATATCGTAATGGATCCGCCCGATGGCCTGTATCTGCAAGCCTACGCCATGCCCGCAACCACAACAGCAATCGACCTTGCGGAAAAGCTGCATGTTTTGCCGGGTGTTTGGCAAATCAACGTTGTTGCGCCTGCTGGTGATGGCACCGGCCCTGCAAGGGACTTAGCCGACCAGATCGCCGCATTGTTCCCCTTGGGGATGATGCTGACCGAAGGCCCGTTAACCTGTTACATACACACCCCGCCGACCATTTACCGGGGTATTCCCTCAGATACCCGCTATGTAATCCCGGTCAGCATGAGTTACCGCGCTGACATCATCACTCACTGACCGCTGCGGCGGTTTTTTTCTATCTGGAGATAATCATGGGTTTTGCATTACCGAATGGGGCCGTTGTATTTGCGGGCTCCAAAATGGCCGCCGCGTTGCCGACATCCGCTGTCAGCAACGCAAAAGGCGCTGTATTCACGGTCGTTGGCAGCACGTTGGCAGCTGGTGACATTGTATTAATCAAATCAGGGTGGGGGCTGATCGATAACCTTGTTGCCAAGGTCACCACGGCTACAACAACCGCTGTCACTATCGGATCACTTGATACCTCTGATGTTAACTTTTTTCCGACAGGTGCTGGCGCAGGCTCATTGACCAAAGTCACTGAATGGACTCAGATCCCGCAAATTACTGAGGTAGCCGCATCAGGTGGTGATCAGCAGTATGTGCAGATTCAATTCCTGGAAGATGACCGTCAGCGCAATCTGGCCACGTTCCGAGCGGCGAAAACACAGACTTTCAACTTTGCGCATGATTCCACGCTGGCTATCTACAGCGTTCTGCTTGCTGGCGATCGCTCGGGCGATACGATGCCGTTTTACATGTATGTGCCAAAGGCGAAGGAAACCCGTTATTGGTCTGCTATTTCTTCATTCGACCCGCAGCCAGCTACCGCAGTGAACGCGGTTGAAACGGTGCAGGTTTCACTCGCTGTGCAATCCCGCACTATGACGTTCTACAAAGACAAATAATTCACTGGGGCGGCAGCTGCGCCCCACTAATCGCAGGTATCGACATGAAATTTACTCTTATCCCTAACCCAACTTTTAAAATCGATGTGACCATTCCCCGTGCCGGAGCCGAGGATGGTGTTCTGACATTCACGTTCAAGCATAAAACTCGTGCCGATCTGGAAGTGCTGGAAAAAAACTTGCGTGAAGAGTCCGAGAAGCTTGGCGAAACTGGCAAGCACACCAATGCACCGATGGTAGATTTTGTCTGCGAAATTGCCATTGGCTGGGCGTTGCCGGAAAAATTCACGAAAGAAAACGTTATGGTGCTGCTGGAAAACTACCCGCGGGCCTTTGACTCGATCGCGTTGGCATATACCCGCGAACTGATGGCGCTGCGCGAAAAAAACTAACAGCGGCCGCCTCGGCATTCTATACGCCTGAGCCATCAGCGGAGGAATTGGCCGCGTTTGGGTTGACGCTGGAAGATATGGCATCTGATCCGGTGGAGATCCTGCCCGATGTGTGGCAGTCGTTCGAAGTGTTCCGTGCCATGGCCACTCAGTGGCGCACGGGCATGAGTGGAGTTACCGGGTTGGACTATAACTGCCTGCCGTGGCTAATGAAGCTGCACGGTATAGAAGATGAGGCGGTCGCACTCACTGACATTCGGGTGATGGAGGCGTCAGCACTATCTGTCATTCATAAAAAGTAACTGCACCGCCTCCGGGCGGTTTTTTATTGCATGGAGTCCAGCATGACAGACATTGCGTCGATCTCCTTACGCGTCGATACCGACGATTTGCAGCGGGGTAACCAAGAGCTGGATAAGTTCCAGCAGAAAGCAACCGGTGCGGCCGGTGCCGCTGATGGTTTTAATGCGTCAGGGAAGAATACGGCGAAGGTATCGAAGGAGATCGCGCAAGAGATTGAAGATACCCATCGCCGTGTTGCTGAATATGCTGCAGCGTTGAATAAGTCGCAGACAGAAGCGAAAACCCATTCGCAGGCGACGGCGCAGCAACGGCAAGAATTGCGCGATTTACTGACGCAAATTAACCCGGTTACAGCGGCGTTCGAACGACTCGATAACATGGAAAGCCAGTTATCGAAATTCAACGCAAAAGGGATTATTGATCCTGAGTCATTTGCCGAGGCTTCCCGTACCATCCAGCAGACCCGCATTCAATTGGAACGTGCGGCCACAGCCAGAACGGATGAGGGGAAAGCTGCTGCCGCAGCTGCGCAACAGGAACGTGCCGCCACGGCAGCCAAAGAGGCGTTTCTATCAAAACTCCAAGCACAGAACGAGCTATATAAGGCATCGGCCTCTGATGCTGCTGCATATCGAGCAGCACAACTGGGTATAAGCCAGGAGGCAGCACCGCTGATTGCTGCAATGCGGCAGCAGGAGGAGGCGGTAAGGCGTGAAGCCGATCAGAAACGGGCCGCAGCGATCGCTTCCAGGGGCTTGAAGGAAGCCCTGAAAGAGCAGGAGGCGGCAGAGCGGTCAGCCGCAGCGGAAACCAAACGTGCTGAGTCCACACGTAAATCATTCATCGATTCGCTGCAGGACCAGGTAAACGCTATTGGTAAAACGCGTACCCAGTTGCTGGAGCTGAAAGCGGCAAAGCTGGGGGTGTCGGCTGAGTCAGCACCGCTTATTGCCAAACTGCGTGAGCAAGATAATCAGTGGAAGATTGGCACGATCTCCGCCACTCGGTACAGACAAGCGTTGAGGATGTTGCCTGCTCAATTCACCGATATTTTCACATCTATTGCAGGTGGAATGCCGCTGTGGCTGGTTCTGTTTCAACAGGGCGGCCAGATCAGTGACTCGTTCGGTGGGCTGGGTGGGATCTTACGCTACATCAAGGAGGAGATCCTTGGCTTGAAAGAGGCAACTGACGAATCATCAGGGTCGCTTTCAGAAAATGCCAATGCGTTGGCCGAAAATGCTGAACATGCGAAGGGGCTTGCCGGAATACTATCGCCAACAAGTCTTGCCATTATAGGGCTGGTTGGTGTGGCTGGCCTACTTGTCACCGCATGGCACAAAGGCTCGCAAGAAGCCGTGGAGTATAACAAGCAGCTTATACTGACAGGCGGGTATGCTGGAAAAACAGCCTCTCAGTTGCAGGATTTAGCTCGCTCCCTATCACAAAATGGACTGACACAACGTGCATTCGCGAGTTCGATTGCGAAGGTAGTCGGCAGCGGGGAATTCTCTTCTGGTGCGATCAGCATGGTCTCGCGGGTTGCCGCAGAAATTGAAGACGCTACCGGGCAATCAATTGATACAACGATCCAACATTTCAAGCGCCTACAGGACGAGCCAGTAAAGGCGGTAATGGAGTTGGATCGAACCCTCCATTTTCTTACTGCCACCCAACTAGAACAAATTATCTCCTTCGAAAATCAGGGACGTGCCGCTGATGCAGCAAAAATCGCGATGGAATCTTATGCATCCTCAATGAGTGGTCGGTCTGCTGCGGTTAAAAATAATCTCGGCACACTGGAAACAGCATGGGAGTATGTTAAGGACGCGGCTTCCGGTGCCTGGGATGCCATGCTTGATGTGGGGAGAGAACGGAGTCTTAGCAGCAAGGTTGAGGGGGTAAGGAAACAACTTGAGGTTGCACGTAAGAATCTTGAGCGTTTGGAGGCTACACCGGCTGTTAACACTACTGGCTATGGCTACGGTCGGCAAAATGATTCGTTTTCGTCTAGAGAACAGAGCCAGGCGCTGGTAAACCAAAGGACTCTGGTTGGCAACCTGACCAAAGAATACGAGAAACTTCAAAAATCGCTGACTGATGAGGGGCTTGCTGCCGGGCGGGCAAAGCAGGAGCGAGACGAACAAACGCGGCTTAAAAATCAGTTAAAAGATCGTGAAGAACTTGAGCAAAAATACGGGAATAAAGCCACCCAAAGAAAGAATGAAATAGCACAACTTGATGCTAAAAGATCGTCCATATCAGCAGCTAAATATAGCGAATACCTTGCCGAGATTGAGAGGAAATACAAAGACCCGAAAACGCCAAAAGGGCCAAAATATCAGCCCCCTGCGGGTGATAAGGCGGAGGATTCTGCGCAAGTCGATCTCTTGGCGCTTCAAGCCCAGTTGGAGGTATTGCGTCAGCATACCGGCGTAAACGATAAAATCAGTCAGCAGCGCAGAGATCTGCAAAAAGCCCAAGCACAGTTTACGGTTCTTGAAAAGGCAGCAGGTACACGCCAGTTATCAGCACAAGAAAAATCACTGTTATCCAGCAAGGATGCTGTTCTTGCGAGTAAAGAACGGCTGGCCGTTATCGGTGATCAGGTTGTCCAGCAGGAACGACTGAACAAGTTGCTAGATAGTGCACAGAAATTTGATCGGCAGCAGCAGGCAAAACGTGCTGAGATCGCCTTTCTTGCAACGGGGGCTACAGCCAGGGATTCCCAAAGACAATCTGAAAAGGATCGAATCACCACCGAATATGCTGATAATCCAGTTGCACAAAAGCAGGCGCTGTCATCACTTGAGGAAACTTATGCGGAGCGAGATAGGCTAGAGCAGGACTGGAAAGCTGGTGCGCTCAATGGACTGAATGAGTATCTGGAGAAAGCCACTGATGTTTATAGCTCGGTGTCAAATGTGGCTATGAGTGCGTTGAGTGGCATCTCCAATATGATGACTGACTTGGTGACCACCGGCAAAGCATCATTTCGCGACTTCACGACGTCAATCCTCAAGATGATCATTGATATCATCAACAAGCTCTTGGTGGCTTACGCGGTCAAGAGCATGTTAGGAGAAGGTGAAGGTGGCAGCTCGATTACTTCGACTTTAGGTAAAATTTTTAGCTTTGATACGGGTGGCTATACCGGTGATGGTGGGAAGTACGAACCTGCTGGCGTTGTGCATCGTGGTGAGTTCGTAATGACCAAAGAAGCCACGGATCGCATTGGTGTTGATAATCTGTATGCCTTGATGCGCGGCTATGCCACTGGCGGGCTGGTTGGCAATACCAACACTGTCAGCGGAGCTGCACCAATGCATGGATTGCGTGGTGGTGGTGTTACCGTCGATATGAGTGGTATGACTATTGTCACACAGGGCGGGCAGCAGCAGGCTCAAAATACTAGTGATGGCGAGTTGGTGAGTAAGGCTATCAGGAATGAGGTTATTGGGATCGTCTCAGAACGGTTGGAGAGAGCCATGGGGCAATCAGGGAGTATCAACAACTTTATCGATTCGAAGATGGGCAGAAGATAACCAATTGACCGGAAGTTAAGTGGTGATAAGATGTTGCCACTTGTTACCGATGGGGTCATATAATGAAAAAATTGATAATAGTTGCAGCTTGCTGCCTCTTCTCTTGGCAGGTATCTGCAGAAATGGTTGGGAAATTCGATTGTAATAATGCAGGGCATGTAGAATTGTCCAGCAAGTTTACAGTTATAAATTATTCCGATGGGAATAGCGCCCATCAGGTTGACGGTGAGGTGAGGACCTTCCCAGATGGCGTGAAAATGTCTGCAATTGTTTTTTCAGATGGCACCGTTTTCTATACAAAAGCTGGCAACCCAGCAACGTTCTTCATTCAGCCATCTGGCGGTAAAATAACGCAGTGTGAGATATCAGGATAAATTTAATTTCGTTATTTAGGTGCTCTGCCGTGTCTGTCGGCTTTGCATCTATTTGTTCTGACTTTTACTTCGATGTGACAAAATTTTACTGACGTGGGGTAGGTATGAGGTATCTTTTAGTTTTACCACTGTTTTTATCTATGAGTCTTTCCGTTTCTGCGCAAACTGAAGGGGTACAACTTTTAGAACATGCAAAAAATATGGTATGTAATGGCGATAAGAAATGTGAGTCATATTTTTCATCCTCGATGGGTATCTCTGCGATGATATCCAGATATCACGGGGAGTGTATGACAGATAATGACTCATCGAAGCAATGCAAAGAGGCCAAGAAAACTTACGAGTACATAATGTCTGAGTATGAGAAAACAAAATAAGATCAAAAGTTACTTCCATACTTCACGACCTCGCCTTGGCGGGGTTTTTTTATGCTTGGAGAAAACATGGCAATCGACACTTTCACCTGGCGCATTCAGGGACAGCCAGAGGGCAGCTATGCCCAGCGGGTGAGAACGGCACAGTTCGGTGATGGATATAAGCAGGTGGCCGGTAATGGCCTCAACATCGAAACCCAGACCTGGCCGTTGTCATTCTCCGGCCAGAAAACGGAAATGATCCCGCTGCTGGCGTTCGTCCGGTCCCACACCACCAAATCATTCTTTTGGACACCACCCTTCGGGGTAAAGGGGCTATATCGCGTGGTTGCTGACTCCATCAAGGCAACACCGGTTGGCGGCTCTGTTATGACGGTATCTGCGACATTTGAACAAGCGTTCGCACCATAAGGAGACCATGTGGCAATCACAAATGACGTGCAAAAACTGGAACCCGGTAACCGGATCCGGTTAATCGAAGTCGACGGTACAAAATTTGGTGCCGATGTTCTGCGCTTTCACAATGAAACTATCCCCCATACGCCAACGGAGATCTCTGCGTCTGGTGGCGATGAAACCAAGTTAAAGCCAAAAAGCATTTGGTGGCAGGGGAAGGAATACGGCGCATTTCCGTATGAGTTAAAGGGGCTAGAGTCATCCAGCGACGGGGCCAGTGCAACACCGAAATTGGCAGTATCAAATATCGACAGTCTGATCACCGCGCTGTGTTTGCGTTTTGACGATATGCTTCAGGCCAAGGTAACCATCCACGATACTTTCGCACATTACCTCGATGCCAAAAACTTTGCCGGTGGAAACCCCAAAGCAGACCCAGCCCAAGAATTTAAGCAGGTTTTCTACATCGACAGCAAAAGCGCGGAAGACAACGAGGTTATTGAGTTTACTCTGTCCGATCCAATGTCATTGCAAGGGCGGCAGATCCCAACGCGGCAAATTACGGCGCTTTGCACTTGGTGTATGCGTGGGCTTTATAAAACCGGTGACGGATGCGCCTATGCGGGGCAAAACGGCTGGTTTGATAAGAAAGGGAATCCTACTGCAGATCCTTCGCAAGATGAGTGTGGGGGGTTGCTGACGGATTGCAAAAAACGCTTTGGCGAAAATAACGAACTTGATTTCGGTGGCTTCCCAGGCTCTGCGTTGGTTCGGAGGTAACTTGCGACAAAAAACTATCGATGCAATCTTGGCTCATGCTGAGAGTTGCCACCCGGATGAATGCTGCGGCGTCATCGCCCAGAAAGGGCGCGTAGAGCGTTATTTTCCTTGTGCCAATCTTTCCCCCAAGTCTACAGAACATTTTGAGTTGGCCCCGTTGGACTATGCGGAAGCCGAAGAGTGGGGAACCGTAGCAGCTATCGTACATAGCCACACTGGCGATGGGGCCACGACGCAGCCCAGCGAACTGGACATGCTGCAGTGTGACATTACGGAATTGCCGTGGGTGATCGCTTCGTGGCCTGAGGGTGATATCAGGACGATTAACCCACGCGGTGATCGCCCGTTGGAAGGTCGTCAGTTCGTACTTGGGCATGCCGATTGCTGGTCGTTGATTATGGATTATTACCGGCAACAGCACGGCATTACTCTGCCTAATTACAGTGTGGAGCGCCACTGGTGGGATGAAGGTGAAAACCTGTATATGGACAACTGGTATGAATGCGGCTTTCGGGAGTTCTACGGGTCACCACAACCGGGCGATATGGTCATTATGCAGATCTCGGCTTCGGTACCCAATCACGCGGGGATCCTGTTGGAAGGCAACATGCTACTGCACCATCCTTATGGGCAACTGAGCCAGCGGATCCCATACGGCGGTTATTTTCAGGAAAGAATGATAAAAATCCTGCGCTTTAAGGACTTTTTCAAATGAGTGACATTCCAATCAGAACAATCAGGCTTGGCGGCATTCTCGGAAAGAAATTCGTCAAGGAATTTACTTATCGTGCCAGAGATATACCTCACGCGATCAGGGCGCTTAAGGGGCAGTTTCCCGGTTTCGAACGTTTTATGAACGAGGCTCAAATCCAGGGGCTGACTTTTGCTGTTTTTGTCGGCCGTAAGAATGTCAGTGAAGAAGAGATCGACATGACTAAGGGCAATGGCGATATACGGATTATCCCGGTCATTATTGGTAGTAAGCGTGGTGGTGTTTTTCAAACTGTCCTTGGTGCCGCCCTTATCGCAGCTTCTTTTATCCCGTTTTTGGCTCCGATATCTCCCTATCTTCGGATGGCCGGTGCATCGATGATGTTTGGTGGAGTAGTGCAAATGTTATCACCGCAGCCAGGTGGCTTGTCGGTCGGTCAGAACGCTGAGAACAAACCTTCATACGCGTTTGGCGGCCCGGTTAACTCGACGACCCAGGGCAATCCAGTTGGTGTCCTATACGGCAGTCGAGAAATCGGCGGTGCAGTGATATCGGCGGGGATCTACGCAGAAGATCAGCAGTAAAAATATCAGTGTTCAATCAGGCTCGCTCAGGCGAGCTTTTTTTATGGGCGAAACTATGACAGACGTGATCCAAGGTCGCAAAGGTGGCGGTGGCAGTAGCCATACCCCGACAGAGTCCCCGGACAGCATCCAGTCGATAGCGAGGGCGAAGATTTTACTGGCGCTGGGTGAGGGGGAATTTGCTGGCGGGTTGGATGGGCAAAATATTTTCCTCGATGGCACCCCGGTTTTTTCGCCAGATGGAACCCTGAACTATCCCGGCTTTGAGTGGGATTTCCGTCCGGGCACCCAGATGCAGAATTATATTCAGGGAATGCCAGGTGCTGAATACGAAGCTAGTGTTGGTGTCGATCTGAAAGCTACGCAGCCTTGGGTGAGAGCGATAAATAATACTCAGTTATCTGCTGTCAGAGTTCGCCTTGGCTGGCAGACGCTGGTAAGGCAAGAGGATAACGGGGATCGCGTGGGTACTCGGGTTGATTATGCGATCGATCTCTCTACTGATGGCGGCGCATATCAGACCGTTTTAAACGGTGTGATAAACGACAAAACTACGTCACTTTTTGAGCGTAGTCACCGTGTGAATCTGCCGGCAGCAACAACAGGCTGGCAAATCCGCCTGCGCAGGATTACCCCTGACTCAACATCCAGCAATGTCGTGGATCTTACGCGGGTGATGGCGATCACTGAAGTGATCGATGCCAAGCTTCGTTATCCCAACACGGCGTTGTTATTCGTTTCGTTCGATGCGAAACAGTTCCCAAACATTCCGCAGATCAGTTGTAAGCCGAAAGGGCGGGTTATTCGCGTTCCGACAACATATGACCCGGAAAGCCGGACATACAGCGGCACATGGGACGGCAGTTTTAAATGGGCCTACTCCAACAATCCAGCATGGGTATTCTACGATATTTTGCTGAATAAGCGGTTTGGCCTTGGTGATCGCTTGGATGCAACCCAAGTTGATGAGGTAGAACTGTATCGTATAGCACAATACTGTGATCAACGTGTACCCGATGGGCGTGGCGGCTCCGGTACAGAACCACGATTTGTGTGTGACGTTTATATTCAGGCTCAGAATGAAGCTTTTACCGTACTGCGCGATCTGGCTTCGATTTTTCGTGGCATGACGTATTGGGCCAATAACCAAGTTTGCGTGTTGGCTGATATGCCGAGGGATATGGATTTTACATACACTCGAGCAAACGTCATTGATGGAAAATTTCACTACCAAGGCGGCAGTTATCGAAACCGCTATTCAAGCGCGATGGTGAGTTGGTCAAACCCTGACAATCATTATCAAGATGAAGTCGAAGCGGTTATGGAAAATGCACTGGTTGAGCGTTACGGCATCAATCAGACGGAAATTTCTGCCATCGGTTGCACGCGGCAAACGGAGGCAAACCGGCGCGGGCGCTGGGCGCTACTCACGAATAGCAACGACCGCACAATATCGTTCTCAACTGGGCTGGATGGTTACATTCCATTGCCTGGGCGCATCATTGGCGTTGCAGATCAGATGTTGGCTGGGCGTGTGTTAGGCGGCCGCATATCGGCAGTTAATGGCCGGGTGATTAAATTGGATCGGGTTGCCGATGTATCGCCGGGTGATCGGCTGATTATCAATTTACCGAACGGCAGCTCCCAGGCACGCACTGTTTCCGTCGTCAGTGGTACCAACGTCACGGTCAGCACTGCTTATAACCCAAATCCAGAACCGGAGGCCGTGTGGTCTGTCGATGCTGGCGATCTGGCAGTCCAACAGTATCGGGTTTCAAACGTTACTGATAATGATGACGGCACGTTTACCATTTCTGCTGTTTGGCATAGTCCGGGCAAATACGATGCGATCGATACTGGTGCCCGACTGGATGAGCGGCCGATATCAGTGATCCCGCCTGGTGTGCAAGCGCCTCCAACCAATATACAGGTCAGCAGTTTTACGCAGATTAACCAAGGGATTGCAATCACTACGATGCGAGCCAACTGGGATGCTGTTGATAATGCTGTGGCGTATGAAGCCGAATGGCGGCGAGACGATAGCAACTGGGTTTCTATGGCGCGCACATCGGCCCTGGGATTCGAAGTGCAGAATATTTTTGCCGGGCGATATCTGGTGCGGGTCCGGGCCATAAATGCCAGTGATGTTTCCTCTATCTGGGGAACATCAAAGGAAACTCGGCTAAATGGCAAGGAAGGGAAGCCACCTAAGCCAGTGGGGGTCGCAACAACGCCCTTATTGTGGGGAATAGGGCTTTCATGGAATTTTCCTGCCGGAGCCGGGGACACACTGAAAACCGAAATTCAATATGCTGATAATGCCGCGGGCAATAACGCCATGTTGCTTTCAGATGTGCCTTACCCACAACGTAGCTATACGCAGAGCGGATTACAGGCGGGGCAAGAGTTCTGGTATCGTGCGCGGCTCGTCGATCGCACTGGCAATCAGGGTGACTGGATTGATTGGGTGCGCGGGCAGTCTAACGGCGATGCTGACGACTATCTTCATGTGATTGGCGATGGTTTTATGTCGTCTGCTGATGGTGATCGGCTTTCTGGCCAGATCGATACCAACATCGATGCCATCTTGCAGAACGCCCTAGCCAACAACGCAACGGTTGATCATCAGTGGGCGCAATACGGCGAAGTACGAGCCGATATTCTGGTTGTAAAAACCACGATAGCCGAGGTTGATAAAGCGTTTGCTGAAATGTCCACGCAAGTGCAGGCGCAGATCGGTGACGTTACCGCGGCTTTGGAAGACAAGCTAACAGCTACTGTTGATGCTACTGGCGCAACAGCGGTGCATTCGTTGAAAGCCGGTGTGCGTATTAATGGCGTGTATTACAGCGCCGGGATGTCTATTGCTGTTCTGGCACAATCAGGCCAGCCGGTGGTTACTCGCATCGCTTTTAATGCAAATCAGTTTGTACTAATGAGCGGCAGTGGTGATAACCAATATTCGCCTTTTGCTGTGGTCAATGGGCAAGTATTCATCAGTGATGCATTTATTCAGAATGGCTCTATTACCTCGGCAAAAATAAAAAATGCCTCAATAGGAGGTGCTCAAATTACGGACTATCTCCAGTCGGATAATTACTCTCCGGGAAGCGTTGGCATGAGGCTGGGGTTCAGGGATGGGTATGTAGAAATAAATGGTTCAGTGCCTGGTCTTGGAAGAACTGTTGTCAATAACGATGGCGTGGCAGTTTACGACGGTGCAGGCCAGATAAGAACAAAACTCGGGAGGATATATTGAGCCGATACGGACTTGTTGTTTATCCCAAAGATGGCGGCGCAGGTGTAGATATCAGCAATGGTTCAAAAGCCTGCGCCTACCGGGGCTTTTTTGATCCCGAATTTGACCAAAACGGAGAAACATGGTCGTATCCCGTCCTCTCGCCTGGAGCCTCATTATTTATTGTACCTAGGAGAACTGTTGCGATTATTCAAACAGGTGCGGTTCCCAGGGTGATATCATGCAGTGGTGTACAAATATCCGGGAATACTGTGCATGCCTGGTTTGATGGATTTAACTCCACGCAGGATAAAGGCAGGCGGCCCATCGAGTTTGATGCTTTTCAGGTATCAGGGGCTGGCGGCGTCCCTCGTTTTGGGCTCCAACTTATCAATGCAACAGATTACAGCGAGATTAACGATCTGGCAGTCGCGGGAAAATGCGTCTGGCGCGGGGTAGTTACCGTGCGCGGTGCCTGGGTAGTCCCCGACATTCCTGATCGCGCCAATGCTCTTGTTTTTGCATATTGGGATCGCGGTGATCGCGCTGTTGATTTTGATCGTGAAAGCATGACCGTGAATGTTTATAGGGAGGCGGGGAATGATGTTATCAGCGACGGCAGTGCAGATTGCCAGATGTGGATTTGCATCTTTTCAAATGGTTCTTATCCGACTCCACCTCAGTATGGATTGGCAATATGGAATGCCGCAGGGCAGTGTACATTTTCGTCAGATAATGCCCCAATGCTTTATCGTGGCAATTCATTAAATACGCAGCGCATACCGGGTAATTATGCATATCCCGTCACGGCAACAGCAAAGCCTCTGGTGCCACTCTGCCGCCTCGGTATTCATGATGGTATGAATTTATCGAATAACTATCTTGATTATCGTCATGCCGGAATGCGAATGGCTGGCGGCGGTGTTACGGCTTGGCGCACGAAATACATAAACAGTTACGACCATAGCAAAATAAATATTCAGTATCGGCTGACAACAATCAATCTGCCCGTGCTGGACGCCGCAGATTATTTTAGTATTTAAATAAGGGGCAGGTTATGCCAGCAGGAACTATCACGCTTACCAATAACTCCGCAGTAGTTAAGGGCGCCGGGACGGCATTCACAACAGAGCTGAAGCCTGGAGATTTTATTGTTGCCATTGTGGGTGGCGTCACGTACACGCTACCGGTCAAAGCCGTCGATAACGCGACGCAGGTGACGCTGATCCGGGTCTACGATGGCCCAACTCAGGCCGGAGCAGCGTGGTCAGCGGTGCCGCGTGAAACACTCAATGTAATCACTGCCCAACTCGCAGCTGAGTCCTCAAGAGCGCTGCGGGGGCTGAACTACGACAAGGACAACTGGCAGCAGGTATTCAGTGGAACGGGTAATATCACGGTCAAGCTACCGGACGGCAGTACGTTTACTGGGCCAGCATGGAACAGCTTTAACGCCGCGCTCAATAATACAAATTCAGCGCTCAATAACAAAGCAGCGAAAGGGGCCAATAGTGACATCACATCACTATCTGGCTTGACTACGGCCCTTAGCATTAAGCAGGGAGGCACAGGGGGCAGTGATGCAGCAACAGCTCGCACCAATCTTGGCTTAGGAACTGCAGCAACAGCTAACGTAGGCGCAAACGGTAATCAAGTAATGCTGAACGGGGACTGGGGGATTGGTGGCAGTTGGGCAGGGTTTGTAACTTTAAATACAGATAATATAAATATGATACCCGGAACAGTCGGCGAGAGGGGGTTGATTGTATTTAGAAACAATGCTGATGTAACAAATGGTGGGTTTCAGGTACCCAGATGGGGGCCAAGCATCTGGATGAGAACAAATGATACTTATGCAGTAATGAACTTTGCATCATCGCATGGTAACCACTTGTCAGTACAATGCGGTCATACTTCCCAGGGCTGGTTATTAAATAAAGTCATCTGGCATAGTCTTAATACAGTTGTTGATGGTAATGGGTTCATTAAAAAAGCCTCACCGGTTACCAACATCTATCGCGACGGTACTTGCAAAAACAACATGGAGGCAGAAGGTGTTACCTGTAAGCGGCTTGGTGTCGGCATTTACCATGTTGATGGTTGCCTCGGTGCTTACAATGACAACGGATGGAAATTTGAAGTTCCAAAAGACGAAAACGGCAGTGCGTTATTGTGGGTCGACTATGAAGTTAAAAAGGACGGCTCAATTATATTTAGGACTTACCACAGGACAAATGATTGTCCAATTTTAGCATTGAAGAATAACATTGATGGTTACGCTAATGGCGATAGCATTGATATCCCGGAAGGTAAATTTTTAATGGTTCGCCTAAACGTTCCGAACAGCCAATTCGCCGAATATGTCCCGGATGAATCAATCCAAATTCCAGGGGGTGAATTAACCAACTAAAAGGCAGGAGAGCCAATAGATATCCCGGTAGGACGCTGCATTGATTTGCGTCTGTAAACGCCTAAAGAGCAGTAATTCGCAGTATCAAATTATCTAACCATATCCCGCTGCGAGCGGTTTTTTATTTTTCGGAGAAAAGTATGACAGTAATTAGCGATGTGCTACGTGGCCCGTATGGCGATATCCAGCCTAACGTAATCATTACGATGCAGGCAAAAGGAACAACTGCACGGGTATTAACATCCAATCGTTCATCAACTGTTACGGATGCTGCTGGTAAGTATTCAATGACAGTTTTCCCTGGTGAATATGAAGTCACTGTCTCTACGCTGGGCCATGTTGGCGACATAAGAGTATTGACGGATTCAGTTAATGGAACGCTAAACGATTTCCTCATTAGCCCACCCAAGCCAGATGAGTTGACCCCGGAAGTAGTAAGAACAGTAGATACGATGCGTGCAGAATCAGCTGCATCTGCGGCTGCCGCAAAGACCAGCGAGAATAATGCAGCTGCAGCAATGGCTAACGCACTGAGTAAAGTTGAAACAGCTGAGCAAAGTGTTGCCAGTACAGTCTTGTTTTCTAAACCGACTCGGCTGGCTTCAGGAATAGCAGCTAACTTTATCCCGAAAACTGAAGGTATCTGGGCCTCATGGAGTCGAGCCGCTGGCAGGGGGAGCGCGGACTTTGTGAATCATCGGGGGAACGGCTCTGGGGGGTATTGGTTCTATGATACTGACGGGGCGACTATAAAGGCACTAGCTTATCTTAATGGTGCTGGTGATTTAACCACAATCGGATCATTAACATCGAGTAATATGTATATCGGCTCGACTGCTGTTCTAAAAACCGGTGATTATGGGCTGGGTTCAACGGTTCAAAACAATAGTAGCAACATGAATATTGATACAGCACTTGCTGTAGGTTTTTATTCTGGCAGTGGGTTTACATCAACAGCAGGTATGCCGCCTGACTGGCCAACAGGAACCACGCATGGATATCTCGTTGTCGAAAATCTTGCTGTTAGTTTCGGAACTGCATGTAAGCAGACTTTGACATCACACCCCGGCTCGCAATTTAAGCCAAAAACATGGTATAGATTGCAACGTGCCGGGGTATGGGATAGCTGGCAGCTCTTATGGGATACAACAAACACCACAGTAGACGCCAATGGCTTTATCAAGAAAGCCTCCCCGATCGTTAAGTTGTTCGGTACCGGCGAGAGTGAACTCAACGACGAAAGCCAGGGGGTAACAACCGAGCGCATCAGTGAGGGCGTCTATCGTGTATCCGGCGTTCTGGGCTTTAACGGTGACGGTGCTTGGGGTGGCGCTGGGAACGGAATCGAAATCCCCGTGGATGACAACAAGCGGCCATTGGTATGGGTAGAATCGAAAGTCCTACCCGATGGTGATATTGAGATCCGTACGTACCACCGTACATACGACACAGGCCCGTATTCAGCCCGAAATATTGAGGCTATGGATAGTGGTGAGGTAGACAAGAAAAAGCAGCCGATTTTTGTTGAGATGCCAGACGGCACGCCAATCGATATTCCTGCTGGTCGGTGGATCGATCTTCGTGTCGAAATGCCAGCAAGCGACGAGCCGGAGTATGAACCGGCACTGGAAGAAGAAGCAACACCAGAACCCGATCAACCGGTGGTAACCGAACAAGCGCCAGAAATTAAGAACCCAGAAGCTGAACAGGGCCAGGAGTCAGAGCAACCTACGATGACTGGGTCAGAGCAAGGGGAGGACAGCAACACGGAACAGAACGACGAATCCAAGAAGTAGTTTTCAATGCCGGGAGAAATCCCGGCTAAGTTTCTTTCCTTCTCAATCAGCATCATACTATTCATTTAATCAATCGATCTTCACACTCACATTCACTCACGCTTATACTGTATGCATGAACAGTGTTTTTGAGTGTGGAGATTGAACATGGCTTCTAAATTCCCCAGTCCGGCGCAGGACTACGCGCATAGCCGTATCAGCTTCGATGAGTTGTGCGGCACTCAGCGGCATTCTGTGTTTCTTGTGGCAGCTAAAGGTGGCGCTATCATGGCCGGTATTCACCCAGGCGCAACGCTTGTTGTTGACCGGGCGCTAACACCTGTAGATGGCAGCGTTATTCTTGCTGCGGTCGGCGGTGAGTTTGCGGTAAGGAGGCTGCGCCTGGTGCCGGTGCGTTGCCTGGAATACCTCGACGGTTCCGGGAACGTGACAATGATAGATGACGGGGATGACATTACTGATGACTGCGGGGCAGTCGAGGTGTTCGGCGTGGTCACGTATGCGCTGAACGATATGAGGACATGCGAGTTTGACGATCTTGTTGTGTGATGTGCCCGGGATAAATCCAGGCAAACTATCCCATTTTCAATCACCATGATAATCTGGGTGAAAAATAACCTGAGGTGTCTATGGAATTGGATGAAGAACGATTTGGACTTATTGCTTCGGAGATCGGTGCGGCAGTTCTTGAGCTGGTTCATCATGGCCAGCTTGTCGACAGAATGGCTATCGTGAATGCGTTGGAGTCGAAACGTAGAACAGTAGGAAACACCCTTCATAAAGGGGTGTGTCGAGATGCCGCAGCCCTTGTTAGAAATAATGGTGATCGGTCATGATAAATGTAGAATCTGAAGAAATTCTCTTTCTGCAAAACTCAACTGAAATCAGCGCCAATCAAGGCTCACTAAGGCCGATTTTTACCGATGTAAATTGTTATGTTAGCTTTTATAATCAATTAGTTATGATTTCCCAAGTATATGCTGCTGCGTCATATGGGTTGGTTCGAAGCTGCTGACCTAATCGTTAAAGGTATGGAAGGCGCTATCGCTGCCAAGACCGTGACCTACGATTTCGAACGCCTGATGGAAGGCGCTAAACTGCTGAAATGTAGCGAGTTCGGCGACGCTATCGTTAAACACATGTAA